GCGTAATTGGACTTATGGGTTGAGCAACATTACTCATGAAATGGAATCAGCTGAAATCAAGTGGGCTGGTATCACTCGTAAAAATGCTAAAGTTTTAAAGATAACACTGGACAACGGTGAAACTATCACCTCTACGCCTGATCATAGGTTCATTATGCGCGACGGTAGAGAAGTAGAAGCTCAGCATCTTTTAATCAATGACAGCTTAATGCCGCTAGAATTACGCGATGGATATTCTGGACCAAAACAAAATCACAAAGTTGCGTCTATTGAATGGTTAACTGAAACCATAGACACTGGAGATATTACGGTTTTAAGTGACAGTAACAGCCATTGGTTTGGATTAGCAGCCGGAATATATGTTCACAACAGTGAAGGGCGCGGCTCTAAAGTTGAAACACTGCCGGGTGGATGTTTTTCAATGGACACTAGGGTTAGTTTATTAGACGGCCGAGAATTGAGCATTTCCGACATTGAAGCTGAAATGAGCACAGGCAAGACATTGTGGACTTATTCAACTAATCCGGAAACTGGACAAGTTGTGCCTGGAATAATTTCCTGGGCAGGAGTAACTCAAAATTCTGCACAAGTTATGCGTCTTACCTTAGACAACGGAGAACATATAATTTGCACTCCGGACCATCAATTTCCTGTATACGGAAAAGGTTTTGTAAGAGCAGAGCACTTGTCTGAAAATGAAAGCATGATTCCGCTGTATAAGAAAAAAGAATTTATTTCAAAAAATAAGAAGCTAGAATACGAACAATATTTTGACAATGCGGTAAAAGAATGGAAATTTACTCATAGAATGGTTGCTGATTATCTTCCTGAGAATATTGTAAAGAATTTTGTTTATAAATCAAATAATGATAACAAATTTAATGTTAGACAAAAAGAAAGTGTACACAATCACAGAGTTGTAAAAATTGAATACCTTGACGATGCAATTCCTGTAGGCACACTTACTATTGACCAAGACGAAATACATCATAATTATCATACATTTGCGCTAACTGCTGGAATATTTACAAAGAACTCGAATTTAGGTGAAATCGACGATTTGAGATACTTTACTAACAAAATGGTAAGAGCGTTGCGTATACCTAGTAGTTACTTGCCAACTGGTGCAGAGGATTCTGCATCAACAATGAATGATGGACGTGTGGGTACAGCTTATATTCAAGAGCTACGCTTTAACACCTATTGTGAACGGTTACAAACACTAGTAGTAGGAGAATTTGATCAAGAGTTCAAAATCTATCTCTTAGAAAAAGGTGTGAACATTGATACGTCGATGTTTGATCTCAAGTTTCAACCACCACAAAACTTTGCAGCGTATCGACAAAGCGAACTTGATAACGCTCGTATTCCAACGTTTACTCAAATGAGTGCAGTGCCCTACATATCCAACCGGTTTGCTATGAAAAGATTCCTGGGTATGACTGATGAAGAGATTATGGAGAACGAGCGGTTGTGGAGAGAAGAAAACGAAGATGATTTAGGCGGCGCCAGCGGTGATGCCAGTGCTGAAATGCGTGATGCTGGTATTAGCGGAGCCGGCATAGAATCTGACATTGACGGAATAGAGGATGAGATGCCAGATGATACTGCACCTATTATAGGCAACGACGCTGGCGGCAGCGATGACCTCCCAACAGGAGGCGGAGAGCCGCCTCCGGCATAAATACAACATGATACTACGCGAACTATTCTATTTTGACAAAGAAACGGTTGACTCTGTTGAAGATAAGAGTTATGAGCCAGAGCACGACCATTCTCCAATGAAAAGAAAGGATACTAGAAAAACCAGACTGAAACTGAGTCAGATTAATCGTATTCGAAAAGCTGCCGAGCTTCATGCAGAAGAAAAAAATAAAGATCTAGGTGCTATTCAACAGATGTACGGAATAGCAGCAAACGCAGAAGCCGGCGGTGAGTTCTAGTAGCAATATCAAATTTTGATATAAGAGTAGTAGGATCTACAATAGTTTTTCCTACTAAGAAAAATAAATTAAAAGCCCTTCTAAACTAGTCGTTTTTCAAAATGGCTCGTTTTCCACCTGTTTCTGGGTGCTTTTTAAAGAATGAAGTAAATATATTATGACAGCCCACAATCACAATGTGTGACCATTTATAGGAGTTTTACAATGGCAGATCGTAGCAAAATTGAAAAGATGCTCGAACTTCTTATTAACGAAGATCAAGCAGCAGCAGAAGAATTATTCCACGAGTTTGTAGTTCAAAAGTCACGTGACATTTATGAGTCGATGTTAGAAGACGAAGATGAAGACGACGATGACGTTGAAGAAGCATACGACGAAGACGACGAAGACATGGACGAAGCATACGACGAGGACGAAGACGAAGAAACAAATGAAGGCTTCGATATGAACCAGTTTGAAGTTGAAGCAGATGATGATATCGGCGGTGACCCTACTGATGATATGATGGCAGACCTAGGCATGGACGGCGATGAAGACGGCGACGACGACATGGATATGGATATGGACGGTGAAGAGGAAGAAGGCGACGTAGAAGATCGTGTAGTTGATCTTGAAGATGCCTTAGAAGACCTTAAAGCTGAATTTGAAAGAATGATGAGCGGTGAAGAAGGTGAAGACCACGACATGGACGGCGACGACATGGATATGGACGGCGACGATATGGATATGGACATGGACGACGGCGAAGACGACGACATGGATATAGGGGATAAGCAAGGGAAGGAAAGCTACAACTTTGAGTCAGTTGATAAAGCAGCTAAGAAAAAAGCTGCTGATAAAAAAGCTGCTGATAAGAAAATGTCAGAAAAGAAAGCTGCTGATAAGAAAATGGAAGAAATAGCTGATAAGAAAGCCGCTGATAAGAAAGCAGCGACTAAAAAATCTTCAGGCGAACAAATGCGTGAGTATGTAGAAAAAGTAACAAGTGGTCACGGCGCTGAAAAGAAAAGTTCAGGTGATAACGGTCAGAACACTAGGTCAGCAGTAGCAGGTCCAAACAACATGGGTGGTACAACTGCTAATACAGTGCGTAGTGATGTTGCCAATGACGGTATGTCAGGCGCAGGTTCAACTATAAAAGGCTCGGCATTAAGTGACACAAATGCAAAAGTTATGTCAACTGGTAATATTAACGTACCAGGCGGCAAGGCAGCCAAAGCAAATAAGGCAATGCCAAAAGGCCACGGGGCTGAAAAGAAAGGCCCAGGTGAGAAGTCGGACAAGAGCACGACAAGCACTCTTAATAAAGTATCGAGTCGTGCGAAGTAAGACTTAAAGGAGAAGGCTTTTAGATGAAAAACCTACGAGAACATTTAACATTTGACCAAGCTAGGATAGTTGTCGAAAACGCCAACGATGGCAAAGACCTGTATATGAAAGGTATTTGCATTCAAGGTGGAGTCCGTAACGCTAATCAAAGAATGTATCCTGTAAATGAAATAGGCAGGGCTGTCAGAACGCTCAATGATCAAGTACACGGCGGTTATTCAGTTCTTGGAGAAGTTGATCACCCAGAAGGCCTTAATATTAACCTTGACAGAGTCTCACACATGATTACTGAAATGTGGATGGACGATGACAACGGTTACGGTAAGATGAAAATACTACCGACACCAATGGGAAACCTAGTGAAGACGTTGCTGGAAAGCGGCGTTAAGCTAGGCGTCTCTTCTAGAGGTTCAGGCAACGTATCAGAGGACGGTAGCAATACTGTTTCTGACTTTGAAATCATTACTGTGGACATTGTAGCTCAACCTAGCGCGCCGGGTGCATACCCAACTGCTATTTATGAGCACATGATGAATACACGAGGTGGTTACCAAGCATACGAGCTTGCAAAAGCAACTAGAGAAGACACAAAAGCACAAAAGTATTTAAAGGAATCGCTGATTAATATAATCAGTAAACTCCGGTAAACTGGGAGAACAAAATGATAGATGCACTGAAAACACTCTTTGAAAATGACGCAGTATCGTCAGAGGTCAGGGCACAGATTGAAGAAGCCTGGGAAGCAAGGATTGCAGAAAACAAGCACGCAGCAGTATCAGAACTGCGTGAAGAATTTGCACAGAAATACGAGCACGATAAGTCAACTATGGTTGAAGCAATCGACTCGATGCTTTCAGAAAGACTTGCAGAAGAAATTGCTGAGTTTTCAGAAGACCGTAAACAGCTAGCAGAAGCAAAAGCAAAGTATTCAGTTGCTATGCGTGATAATGCAAAACTTTTAAAAGGCTTTGTTGTAGAACAATTACAACGAGAAATCAAAGAACTACGCACAGACAAACTAAAAATGCGTGAACAAAACGCAAGGCTTGAAGAGTTCGTAGTAGACGCCTTGTCAAATGAAATTGCAGAATTTTATGAAGATAAGAATGACTTAGCTGAAACCAAAGTTCGTTTGGTAAGAGAAGCTAAAGCACACTTCAGTAAAGTTAAAACCAGCTTTATTGAAAGAGGCACAAAGGCAATAACTGAAACAGTATCAAGAGGACTTAATAAAGAAATCAAGGCACTGAAAGAAGATATTGACTTCGCACGTAAGAATGACTTCGGTCGCAAGATCTTCGAAGCATTTGCAGCAGAATACGGAATTTCTTACTTGAATGAAAGTTCAGAAACTTCTAAGCTAATGAAAGTACTTGCTATTAAAGACAAGCAACTTCTAGAAGCAAAAGTCACTGCTAAAAGAGCAATTCAGATTGCTGAAGCTACTAAGAATGAGAAGAACCGCTTGGTAGAATCAACATCAAGAGCAAAAACAGTTAATGATTTAGTTGGCCCATTAAATAAAGACCAACGCGAAATTATGACAGACCTACTGGAAACAGTGCAAACAAATAGACTGAAATCTGCATTTGACAAGTACTTACCGGCAGTAATCAATAGCCGCAGTCCTGTAAAGCAGAAAACAGTTTTATCAGAAGGCAAAGAAGTAACAGGTAACCGCGAACAGAATTCGCAGGCCTATAATGCTAGTTCGAAAGCAGACACCAACGTAATTGACTTACGCCGTCTAGCTGGATTATAATCAAGGAGACAATTATGTCAGAACTATTAGAAAGTCGCTGGCACGACACGAAAAACGCCCTGCTAGAAGGCCTACAAGGTAATAAAAAATCTGTAATGGCCACCACACTGGAAAATACTCGTAGGTATCTTTCGGAATCAGCAACAGCAGGTGCTACCTCTGCTGGTAACGTTGCAACACTTAACCGTGTTATTTTACCAGTTATTCGTCGTGTAATGCCAACAGTAATTGCAAACGAGTTGGTTGGCGTTCAGCCAATGACCGGTCCAGTTGGTCAGATTCACACCTTGCGTGTTCGCTACAGCGACACAGCAGGCTCAGACGCAAGCGGTGCAGTAGCTGGTGAAGAAGCACTGAGCCCGTTTAAGATTGCAGAAGCATACTCAGGTAATACCACTAGTGGTAAAGCAGCACCTACAGCAGGACTTGAAGGTACCGCTGGTAACCGTCTAAGCATTCAGATCTTGAAGCAAACAGTTGAAGCGAAAACTCGTAAGTTGAGTGCACGTTGGACTTTTGAATCAGCACAGGATGCACAGTCGCAGCATGGTATTGATGTAGAAGCAGAAATTATGGCTGCTCTTGCACAAGAAATTACTGCTGAAATCGATCAAGAAGTACTTATTTCACTTAGAAGCCTAGCTGGTACGTATGAAACCTACGACCAAGCTGCTGTAAGTGGTACTGCTACTTTCGTAGGTGACGAGCACGCTGCACTGGCTGTTCAGATCAACCGCGTGAGTAACTTGATTGCTCAGCGTACACGTCGTGGTTCAGGTAACTGGGCTGTAGTTAGTCCGTTTGCATTGACCATTATACAAAGTGCTACTACTAGTGCGTTTGCTCGTACTACAGAAGGTACTTTTGAAGCCCCAACTAACACCAAGATGGTTGGTACTTTGAACAACGCTATGAAGGTATATGTTAACACCTATGCATCTGACAACGCACCAGTACTAATTGGTTACAAAGGTTCAAGCGAATCAGATGCGGCAGCGTTCTATTGCCCATACATTCCGCTAATGAGCTCAGGTGTTGTGCTTGATCCAAGCACGTTCGAACCAACTGTATCGTTCATGACACGTTACGGTTATGTAGAGCTAAGCAACACTGCGTCATCTCTTGGTAACGCGAGTGATTATTTGGGACAAGTTGGTATTGTTAACAGTAACGTTAGCTTTAGCTAATCACTAAGTTCTAAGTAAAAAGAAAATAAATAGGCCCTTCGGGGCCTATTTTCACCACTGCTGATTGCATCTTTAATCCTTATCGTGTATAATAGTAAACAAAGATCTCGGAGGAGTTAATGATAGATAAGATACGTTCGATAATTGAAGGATACTCAACTAAGAGTTATGCTCGTTTATTAAAAAAGTACCCGGACATACTAGAATGGTTAAGTGTACAAACAGCAGAGTATCCTACTAAGAGTGTGAATGAACAATTATATATTGTTTTAGTCTCTTTACCCAAGAGTAAACCCTGTGGTAAACATCCAAGTTTTTCGTCATACAATAAAGGTTACCGAGAATTCTGTGGTCCAAAAAGCAGTTGTGAGTGTAGTCAAACACATCAAAGTACTGTGCTGACTGACTATCATAATACTTCAAGTGCCCAAGTAAAATCTCAGACAGGGCAGCGTGCTAAAGCAACCATGCAGCGACGTTATGGCGTAGACAATGCTATGCATGTGCCTGAAATAAAAGCCAAACAAGAAAAGACTAATCTAGAAAGATACGGAGCAACAAGTCCACTAGCCAATGCTGATGTACAACAGCGTATTAAACAAATAAACCTAGACAAGTTAGGTGTAGAGTATCCGTTTCAAAGTCACGCCGTAATAGACAAAGCGCACAATACCAGTAGAACTAGATATGGTAATGACTTTATGAAGGGTGCTAGACAGACCTACCTAGACCAGCATGATAATCAAAACCCGTTTGTAGTGAATCAAGCAAAGATAAAGCAACGTATTGAAGAAAGATATAATGTTCAACATCCTATGCAAAGCGCCGAAGTAGTAGCTAGAGCAAAAAATACTCTTTTAAAGAATCACAAGGTGGCTAACCCTGCACAGCTACATATTCCGGCTGACTCATATAAGATCCTAGAAGACCGCGAACAGTTATTTAAGTTGTGTGACCGTCACAGCCTCAAGGAGTTAACAGAGATACTGGGCGTAAGTGAAACTATTATTTGGAATAGGCACGACCGATATGAATTTGACTTTTATTCTCGCAGTGTTAGAAGTCAATACGAAGAAGAAATTGCATATTGGCTAAGTCAGCAGGGTGTTAGCTATATTAGAAACTATAAGCTATGTTCTAAAACAGTGGACTTCTTAATTAATGATACTATTGCAATTGAATTTAACGGCCTATATACTCACAGCGAAAACAGCTTTTATGGCCAGCAATTAAAAATAGACAGCAAATATCATTACAATAAGTTCGTTAACTGTGCAGCGCAGAATATTCAGCTGTTTACTATATTCGAAGACGAGTGGAACACTTCTAAAGAGATTATCAAAAACAAGCTAATGATATCATTAGGTCTAGGTCAACGCGGAGCAGCAGGACGAAAGCTGTCAGTGTGCAGTGTGGATCACATCACTGCTCGAGCTTTTTTAGCCCATTATCATCTACAGGGCGCAGTAAATAGTTCAGTTTATCTTGGGGCATTTGAAAAAGATCAGCTGGTGGGAGTTATGTCATTTATACAAAGAAACACAGGTTCATGGGAACTAAACAGATTTGCCAGTGACCAGAAAATGCGAAATGGACTGTTCTCGAAGATGCTTGCTTACTTTGAAAGAAATTACAAACACAACGAGATATATAGCTTTAGTGACAACAGATGGAGCAAGGGCAACGTTTATCAAAAGAACGGTTTTACACTGGACAAACATTTAGCTCCTGACTACGCCGTTACCAACTACCATATACGAGAGCACAAGTTTAAATGGCGTAAGGCCAGGATTGCTGCTAGGTTTGGAGTTGATGTCGGAAACAAAACTGAGCTAGAATTGATACGCAGTCTCAAGTGGGACAGAATATGGGATTGTGGAAAAGTTCGCTGGATAAAGACAAAATAGGCCCTTCGGGGCCTATTTTCACATCTAACATAAGCCACAACTTAATTGATTATGAGTTCAAATGTATAAGTATCTATATGAAAAATACTATAATAGAAATTATAAACTCTACTAATCCAAAAAGCGTTAGTAAGAAGATAAAAAACAATGCTGTGCTAAGTGAATGGGTTTGTGAAAATTCATCTCAGTCTTCAAACTTTTCTCAACGTATATACGACAGTGTACATTGTATAACATCAACAACATGCGATAACGGTAACTTCAAAAAGTTTAAGTCAATCACTACTGGATACGGCTTTTGTGCGGTATCAAGCCAGTGTAAGTGTGCTAGACAACATGTGTCAGAATCAGTAGCATTATCAAAAAAATCTTACTCTGCAAAAACTAAACAAGAAATTAATACCAAGCGAGCAACTACTAATTTAAAAAAATACGGGGTGTATAACGTAGGACAGACTGCTGATGCTCGACAAAAACATCAGGACTTTTATGCTGCTACTAAAAAACAACTAGTAAAGAAAAGTACATTGATCGAGCAAAGTTACTTTAAAATAAAGCAGCGTGTAAATAAAACAGATGTTGAATTGTTAACACCAGTGCATGAGTATATGGGAGTTAGTAACCAAGCATATTATCAGTTCCAATGCAAATTATGTGACTTTTTATTCTCAACTTACTTAGACAACGGTAATGTGCCAATTTGCAAGAAGTGCAATCCTACCATCCCCAGTTATGTCAGTCAAGCAGAAACAACACTTAAAGAGTACGTGCAAGATTTGCGACCAGATCTAGTAGTAGAACAATCTAATAAGACCATAATTAATCCGTTTGAGCTAGACATTGTTATTCCAGAACTTAAAATAGCAATTGAATATTGTGGTTTATACTGGCACAGTTCGTTATATAAGAAATCTATTAAGTATCACTATGATAAAATGATTAAAACTAATCAACAAGGGTATAGGTTAATTACTATTTTTGAAGACGAATGGGTAAACAAGCAACACATAGTTAAGTCTCGCTTAGAGAATATCCTGGGTAAATCAGAAAAATTATATGCTAGAAAATTATCTGTTAAACTTGTTACTGGTTCCCAAGCTAGAGAATTTTTGAATAACACTCACATACAGGGATATTGCTCTGCTAGTATCAATATAGCACTGTGTGACGATACAGGTATCGTTGCATTAATGAGTTTTGGAAAGCCGCGTTATAATAAAACATATGAATATGAGATCATTCGATATGCTAGTCTAGGAACAGTTGTAGGTGGCGCAAGCAAACTGTTTAGACATTTTATAAGAATGTATGCTCCGTCTAGTGTTATCAGTTATTGTGACATGAGGTGGGGCACAGGGGAACTGTATTCAGCCATAGGAATGACATTTCTTAAGTCTACTCAGCAAGGCTACTGTTATACAAATTTCACAACGCGATTGCATCGGTCAAACTTTACTAAATCTAAATTGCTTGAAAATCCTGACGCAGTGGGAAATACCGAAGAAGAGCTAGCAGCTTCAATTAAGTGGTACAGGATAGGCGATTGTGGAAACAACTTGTACGTATGGCACTGCGAATAGATAAATACTTGTGTCTTTAATCGTGCCACGCAATAGTGGACTTATGCGGAAGTGACCCACCGCGTATTACTTAGAACGTAACCAAGGAGAAAACAAATGGGACGTCCAATTAATAAGAGATATTTAGGTAGAACTGCAACTGACCCTACTACTGGCATAGAGAACGAAGAAAGGCTCACTGCCATTGTAAAAGTTGGTGCTAATACTGCTGCTGATGACGGCATTGTATTATCTCAACGTAGTGAAACACGATTTAGAGTTAATGATAATCCTGATGGCAGCGGAAATACCGGAATATGTTTGCTGGTAAACAAAGCTAATCCCGGCGACAATGAAATGGTGCTTGAGGGCTACATTGCAGGAGACACCGAAACTGCTGCTATTAGAATTCGAAAGATGTATAATCGTACATGCACTGACTTTGATAACAATCGATACACATGGACTATTGACGACATTACTACACAAGAGGAAGGTGAGGACCTCATCTTTACTACCCAAAACGTGTTGGTCTTAACTTTAATCTAAACGTAGAAAACTCTCACAGCTAGGAACTAATAAATGTCAAAGTATCTAAACATACTCAATGGTGATTACTACATAAAGACACCAGATGGAAACATCACTCTGGACAGCAGTAGTGTAATAATCTCTGGTGACTTGACAGTGCAAGGTGACCTAACAACAATTACGTCTACTGAGCTGGCTGTGAGTGATAATATTATAGTTGTAAACTCAGGAGAGCAAGGCGATGGGATTACACTAGATGAAGCAGGTCTAAGAATTGATCGAGGCACTAGACCAGATGCATTCCTTGTTTACGATGAGAACCTTCCGGATCTTGTTAATACTCTATCACCAGGGCAATTTGTCTTTAAGGTAGACGGTGGCGCAACAAAAGGCATTAGAACCAATGCTGTAACCACTGGTGGCGGTGATTTGTTTTTAATAGGTAGCGGCACAGGTATAGTCAGTGTCAACGGCACAATTAACTACGAAAGAAATATTCTTAACTATTCAGGCGGTTCTGTAGTTCCTGTTAATGGTTCTATTTTAAAGGACGGTCTTGAGGACAGTCTGCCAAACACTAGAGCAGTAATTGACATCGTTAACTATCAGCTTTCTCAAGGTGGTGGTGGCGGTGGTGGTGTTATAGACGCAGACGGTGATACTTTTATTGCTGCCGAAACTACGCCAGGCCAAGACAATGATCAACTAGAGTTTACAACAGGCGGAAGACTGATTGCAAGATTTGATCAAAACGGTTTTGTTTTTCTAAATACCAATGTTAACCGAATATCAACAACTAATGGACAGTTGATAATTGATCCTTCACCTGTAGGTGCAGAAGGCAGCGTTTTAATTAACGGCAACCTCAGCATAGCAAATGCGCTGGCAGTATCACAAGGCGGTACAGGAAAACGCACTCTCACGTTGAACGGCATGTTATACGGAAACGGAACTGATCCTCTTAATGTTACTGATGCAGCAGGCACTAACAATGCATCATCATCTTTTGAAATATTAACAGTTAATAGTGCAGGTATCCCAGTTTGGACAGACACCATTGACGAAGGAACATATTAAATGGCAAGTAAGATAAAACATAAAAGAAGTGACGTATCAGGTAAGATTCCGCTACCTTCAGACCTAGAAGAAGGTCAAATTGCGTTAAACACTATTGACGGCAAAGTGTTTATCAAGCAAGCTGACGACTCAGTAAGAGACATTACAAAACAGATACATGATCAAGACACATCTGTCGCAATTGATGAATCTGGGGCAGTCGGAACAATTGTAATGATTGCTGATGGAACGAATGTTCAAGAAATAACAAGTGCTGCGACTAGTATTAAAGTTCCTCTTATAATTGAAGACAGAAACTCTATCACTATCAAAGAAGGTGATGCTGACTCAATTGGCATTGAAATAAAGATTCCACTAGGCTTAACCACTGATTACAATTTTGTCTTACCGCCAACGCCTGGAGAGTTTGGTCAGGTACTGCGGACTGACGGAGCAGGTAACCTTGATTGGATCAAGCTGTCTCCTGGTACAAAGACTATACAAGTAGCAAAGTCCGGTAATGATGCCAATGACGGCATTAACGCTCCTGTATTAACTATTAAACGTGCTACACAGATTGCTAGTCAGAATACATTCTCACCAAGAGTTGCTCCTACAGTTGGCGTTAAAGATGCTACAGAGTTATTATTATCAAACAATACGTATCTGCAAGCAGAAGTAATTGCTTATATAGAACAACAGATAGATCCGGCTGCTCCTGGTTCAATGTGGGAAGGATTTTCATATAATTCTGCTACGTGTTCAAGAGATGTCGGGTACTTAGTAGAATCAGCAGTCTATGATCTAAAGTACACGGGTAACTCACGGTCTGTTTTCTCGGCCAAACGATATTATACTGGATCAACCTCTGTTATTAATGGTCAAGAAGATCAAACTGCTGATGCAATTACAGTTCTTCAAACATTATCAATGCGAGTTATACAAAATGATCAAACCGGAAATCGATATCAATCAGCGATTACGCAAGTTACTGATCAAACTAAGTCTCAAGGCAGTGCGGCAGTTAGTGCTCTCTCAGAACTATATCAAATCACTATTGACGTACTCGAACAAGGCATTAGTGTTCTTGCTACAGTAGTAGATCCGGCATATAAAATTACGTCACAAACTATTCAGGTTGCGTCCGGGGAATACTACGAACAAAATCCTATACTAATTCCTGACTTTTGCAGTATTGCAGGCGACTCTTTAAGAAACTGTATATTACGTCCTCTTAATCCGTTGCGTGATTTTTTAAGAATAAGAGATGGTGTACTGTTCTCTCAATTTACATTTAGAGATTCTTTGGACTCAGAAGGCCGTCCAAAAGACCGATTTAACTATGCTGTTGCATTTGACGATTTAGATGATAGAACTTTTAACAGATTTGAGTATCCTGAGATACCTTTTGAGAAGACACTGGTTACTGCATCTCCCTATATTCAAAATTGCTCTATTATATCGTTTTTGGGAGCGAACGGTATTTACAACGACGGCTCGAAAGTTCGCAGTCCTAATGTACCCAAATTTCAAAGTGAGGTGGAAAATCCACCGGCGGGTGATAAGCCAAGACAAAATCCATCTATAGTTGCAAACGCATTTACTATGCTATCATTTGGCGGCACAGGATGGCGTGTTACTAACGAAGCCTATTCGCAAGTAGTATCATGTTTTCAGATTTTCTGTAAAAACGGATCGTACGCTCAAAGCGGCGGCTACTTATCTATTACAAACTCAGCAACAAACTTTGGCACATACGCACTTCGTTCCTCTGGCTTTAGATCTACTGCGTTTGATTTTGACAGAGGATTTATTGCTAACAACGGAGTGACTAACGGCTTTATTACTTTTGACGTAATAGGATACGGAAGAGAGTTTGTTGAACACTTTGTTCTACGTTTTATTAACTCTAACGGCGACGACATTTCAGACAACTTTAAAGGTTCATTAACTACGTTTGATTTTACTCCCGACGCTAATGTTATAGATATAACTCTAAATACATTTAATATAGTAAATCATGGATTTACTAATGGCACTAGAGTACAATACAAAGAAAATGGAAATTCTGAAATTCCTGGATTAATAACTGATACTTACTATTATGTTGAACAATTAACTCCGGACGTCTTTAAGTTGTACGAAGACGATGCTCTAACAGAAACTGCAACTATAGACGGCGCCTCGTTAGGTACTCATCAGCTTATTATAGGTAATGAAGAATTCTTTATAGAAGAAGTTGTCAACCCGTCAAATAGATATCAAACATTGACCCTGACTGGTTCAAATTTGAATTTTAACGTAGGTCAAGAGATATCAGGAACAGTTGGCGCAGCATCTACAACTGCTTATGTTTATTCATGGGATGTGGATACAAATACGCTAGTAGTGAGTTTGAACCAAGTTAGTATTAGCAATGCGCTTCAGTACGTAGATTTTACATCATCTTCTACTATTTCACAAGATGCATCTGGTCAATCTACTGATATTCCAGTAGCTTCTGTAACCGACAGAAGAGACTTGTATTCGGCCACACTTAAAATAAAAAGTTCGTTAGGTGGATCGAATATAGCGAATGTTGCACAAACTGTCGGATTAGGTCTTAACTTGCATAGACCTTCTATTGTTAACTCGTCTGCTCACACATGGGAATATGCAGGATCAGGTACTGATTATAATGCATTACCTAGCAACGGTGGTAAAAGCATAGAGCGCTTTGAACAATTTGAAGATCTACCAGGAAGAGTATACGCTTCGGGTACAAACGAATTAGGCGACTTTAAAGTAGGTAATTTTATAAGAGCAGAAAATAGAACAGGTAATGTGATATTTGCAAATAGAGTCTCCATTGCGCGTCTTGATTCTATCTCTCTTAATCTTTCCGGAGCTACTATATCTCAAATATCAACTGACCCAGGTCTTGGTGATAATGAACCCGGTGGAGCATCTAACGAAAGACTGACCACTCAACTTTCTCAAAGACTATTCTTAGATAATCGTCTTGGTGATTTCCTTGACAAAAGAGTTTCCACATCTTCTGTACCGGGCGCGGTAGTACAGCTAAACTCATCTGGTCAGTTGAACGTCGATGTAATTCCGCCTACAAGGGCATTTAATTCATACAATCTGTCTTCTTTTGAGGCCAGGCTAGAACTAGTGAACGATATCCCTCCGCAGGAAGTGTTGAGTGGTGATATTGTTATTGAGGCATATCAGCAACAATCTATTATTGTAGATCAAAACATAACAGTAATCAAGGGAGACAAATTTACACAAGCTAGCTCTGGTTCAGAAGGATTTGTAAGAGAAGATGTTATTGCTGATACTGTTGTGGTTCTAGTAAACGTAGTTGGTGAATTTATACAAGGTATTGCTAATACACTAGAGATTAATGGAGTTGAAAGTCCAGCAGGATTGTATGTTGTCACTGCCGACGTCAACGCAGAATTTCAGCAAAACTTTTTCCTAAGTGACGACGGTGACTCTCAGTTCCTAAAAATAGATGATCCAGAAAGTGGTACTGCGCTTGACTTCACTGTTGGTGCTAGTGTAACGTCGGCTGGCAGCCGAGCACAAGGACAAATAACTGATTTTGTTCAAGGTCTAACAATCTTAATTAATGCCGGTGCTTTGCCAAGTGGATCTGGGTATAGCACAAGTGGAACTTATATTAATGTACCGCTGGACAGTTCATCTGGCTCGGGAGTCGGCGCAAGAGCAGATATAACAGTATCTGCTGGAGAAGTTACTATAATTGATTTAAGAAGAGGTGGCGCAGGCTATGTTGTGGGGGATACGCTCACCGTAACTAATGACGTACTTATTGGTGGCAGATCAGGAGGCACTGCATTTACTGTAGAGGTAAGTGCAACAGAAAAGAGATTGTATGTTGATATTACAGGAAACTTTATAAGGTTTACTGCGTCAGATACAAGAAGAGATTATATAGCAGATAATAATGCACCGGTGCTTGAGACTAATAATTTAACTTCGTTTAATTCTATCAGTTTTGACGGAGACGCTGCTAGCGGAGAAATAGATTATAACGTTTCACATATAATAGTTTCTAGTGGTCACGGATTTACCGACGGTGATCCTATTGAATATGATAATAACGGTAATGCCTCAATAGGGGGTCTGAGCCAAATAGGAATATTTTATGTAAAGGTCATAAACAATACAAGTTTTGCAGTATACACTCGTTATGATTTGAATCCAGCCCAACAAGTAAACTTTACTACTAGTCAGTTAGGAACCCACCTGTTTAGAAAAAGAACAGTATCACTTTCTGCTAATAGAATAGTAGTAAACAATCACGGGTTTAAGGTCGGTGATCCAGTTAGAATAGTAGGAGCTGACCTGCCCGACGGGCTTGTATCTGGCAATTTCTATTACGTTGGAGCTCCTACTACAAACTCATTTACACTGCACAACGATAGAGGATTTGCAGTTCAGAGCATAAACGGTATAGTACAATCAGAAGAATCATTAACAGTTTCACCTGGTACTGGAACTGCAACATTTACTTTACAGAATGTGGAAATTACTGGAACAACTGATACATCCAGCAGAGAATTAGATAATTACAGTTCATTGTCTGCTACAAATGTAGACGCAGCAAACATAGTATCAGGTACTATTTCTACGTCCAGGCTTGCTAGCGGCGTTGCAAATACCAGTACGTTTTTACGAGGCGATTCTTCATGGGTTGAAGCTGTTAGCACTATTAGAATAAACCCTGACAGCCCATTGAACCTTGTGGGTAACTCTAATACAGTTGGATCTGATAACCGTTACTACGGCGATCTAAGGCTAGAAATACTACCCACAAGCAGCGCAGCCGGCAACGTAGACTATACAAACGTTGGTGTATCGGCTTTTAATAAAAGCCAGTTTACGGTTTCTCCACAAGGTGAAGTTGATATTACTTCGTCGGCTGATGGTGGTACACTGGATGCCGCAACGCTGGGTGGTAGTCCAAGTTCGTTCTTTATTAATCCAGAAAACCTAAACAGAGCCGTGCCAGTAAACAAGGGCGGCACCAACATACAAAGTTATATTGCTGGTGATATAATATTTGCGGCGGCCGAGTTGTCTACTAATACAGACAGCATGAGCCGATTGCCCATTGGTGTTGCGAATACAATTTTAACATCAATCAATGGATCACCTGCTTGGTCTAACTCGATTACCGCTAATAATATAGAAGTTACTGACAGCTTTCAAGTTAAAGATTTTAGTTTAGATTCAGAGACCACAACTGCCAGCTCTACGTCTCCACAGACAGTGGCCACGTTTCTTGGTTCACAATTTAGGTCTGCAAAGATGATAGTACAGGTAACAAACAACAGCACAGGTGATTATCAAGCGCAGGAAATTCTAGTAGTGCATGACAGCGGCGTTAGGGCGGATTTCGTAGAGTACGCAATAATTCATACTTCTGCAGATCCGTTGGCCAGTTTTACAGCAATATATTCTGGAGGTAGTGTTTCCTTACTGGCAACTGCTGCCACAGCAGCTTCACACACTTACAAAGTAGTAAAAACTATGATAACTATTTAATGGATAAGTAGTTATGAACAGCTAATTTTAGGGAAAGGGAACTAAATGGCAATTAATGATTTTAAGGTCCGACACGGTATTGTTGTGGGACCAGATGACTTCTCTGTAGATGTTTCTACAGACACCGCTACATTTGCGGATGGCTATGTTGTTAACATAGGCACAGACCGCGTGCTTAAACAAACAGATAATATATCAGAGTTGACTAACGACTTAGAGTATCTTGTGTCTAAAGCAGACGTTGATGCACTTGGTGTTAATGCAGGAACACTGAACAGTATTACTAGTACACAATTCTTACGCAGCGATGTGGACGGTACCGTTAGTGGCAATTTAACAGTTAGTGGCGCTACTGGGCCAGCAGTATTCTCTGTGATAGCAGATAATGATAATAGTAACGAGGACGATACAGCTACAATAAGGTTGAGTCAGGATGGTGGGCAAGTTACAGGTGCATGGGGATTTGATAGTAATAACGTAATGTACTTTGAAAATACTAGTATAGAAACCAGCGTTAAAATAATCGACTTCAGGACCAGCTACGGGGTTGTTAGAGCTGACGGTAACCTAATATTTCATGCTGGGAACTCGGAGCCTTACAGTAATATTGAGAAAAACAAACTATCTAACATTGAGAACAATGCAACTGCTGATCAAACTAAGTTTGATATTGATGCTCTTAATATTGATGCAGACACACTCGACGGGGTTAATAGCAGTCAATTCCTTAGGACTGACCAAAACAATATTATCACTGCTAAACATACTATTATTGGTACCGGCGAGCTATTAAGACTAGGAAACAGTTTACTAGATAGCGCAGATGCTTGGATTGTGTTTGGTCATTTGCCAGGCGCTTACAACTGGAAAATAGGATATCAAGGCAGTACCGGCGGCGCCGACGGAAACGAACTTCAGTTTTTAAGTAGCTTTTCGACTAACGGCTTCCAATTAGATCACCTAGGAAATATAGAAACAGTGGGTTCAGGAGTTTGGACCGGCAACGGCTCGGGACTTAACAGTGTTAACGCCACAACCTTAGATGGTATAGACAGCAGTTCTTTTGTTAGGAGTGATCAAGATGACACACTAGATGGCACCTACACAGTCACTGGAGACCTGACTATAAACGGCACGCTTACAGAAACTTCCAGTATTGTACTCAAAGAGAATGTTGTTCCCATAGCAAACGCACTGGCCACTGTGCTTATGCTTGACGGAGTGCACTATAACAGAAAGTCCTCTGGCGCATACGAAACAGGGTTAATAGCAGAAGAGGTAGAAAAAATTGCTCCAGAGCTGGTTAGTACGCAGGGTCAAAAATCAATTCAGTACTCTCGATTAACTGCATACCTAATAGAAGCAGTTAAAGATCTAGAAAAACAACTACAAGAGCTCAAGAATGGCTAACTTAAAAAAATACCACAATTAACGACACAGGAAATTTTACACTGCCAGTAGGAACCACTGCGCAGCGCCCTACTGCTGCGGCCGGGCAATTACGATTTAACAGTGAGTTGGGAATAACTGAATATTACGATACTAGCTTTAGCGGGTGGATTGCTACCAGTGTCAGCGGAGTAGTTGCCACAGGCGGCAACAGTGTGTATGACATGAATCACAACGGCACTGCTTATCGTGTTCACGTGTTTACCGACACTGGCACCAGTACTTTTAATGTGACCAAAGGCGGCGAAGTTGAATACTTAATTGTAGCAGGCGGCGGCGGCGGAAGTAGTAGCGAAGGAGATGGCAACGGCGGAGGCTCTGGCATAGTAATAATTCGTTACAGAACCAGTTAACTCGTTATTACTATTCTGAACTAATGTTTAACAAGTCAATAACCTTCATAACTGTTTGAAGCTTGTTTTGAATTGTTTTATTTTGAAGTGTGTTTCTCAGTCCGTGGTGTAGTGGTTTGGGCCACTTGCCAAAACTCACCCATGCATAGCCATCGTGCTCGTGATTAAGACTGGGAATAAATTCTTGTTTAACCAGCGTTAGATATGTGTGAAAGTGAAAGTAATCATCGTTAGAAATAAAACTTTCAAGCGGCATGGTCTTTAGGATATCAGCAGCGCCTATTTCTTCTTGTATCTCACGCTGGAGACCCTGAAACGGAGACTCTACCCCTTCTGTGGTTCCTCCTACTATCCCCCATTGATTCTTTTGTCTACCCTGAGTACGGTGAATAAAAAGAAACCTTTTGGTGTCCAACGCATAAAACAATGCGCCACTGCAAACTATTTTATTGGTCATACAAATAGTTATCCTTCTAGGTCAATACGATATGTTCCTACAGGGTACTCGCCATCTACTGACTTGAGCCATTCTCCGTTTTTGAAACGATATTGTGTGCCGGTAGCAAGGTTAGTGGTATAGGTTATCTCTGTAACCTCACTGGCATCGAACACAATACGCCAGCCAGTACCTGTCCATTCAATAATATCATTGGCTTTTGCAACTAATTTTGTACCATCTGCGTTCTTCCAAACTGCTGCACTTTCTGTAGCAGTGTCAGCGCCTATGTCCTCGAGTATGAGGAACCGTGCTGACTGCGACAGAACGCTTGTAGGGTTGAATCTAGTGGGGTCTATCACGTAGTCTATACCCGTCCTTGCGTCAATAACAGTATCTCCAGGAAATGAATCAATGTCAAAGTCGATATTAAGTTTGCCCTCGTCATTGCTGTCGAGTGAAACTGTGCCGGTTAGTGTGCTGTCGTTGTCCTTGTTGTTAATAAAAATAGTGGTTACCCCAGCAGAGTACACGCCAGGGTACGCTTCAAATAGATCTCTCCATGACTGTGTGCCCACTGTGCCGTTTGTGATCAGTTGAGCAGTGCCTGCTTCTAGATACAAGGGCCATTGAATATAGTTTACATTGGCCATGGTGTCTGACAGTTCAGTTTGCGCTACTGCTCCGTATCTAGTACTGGCACTTCCAGCAGTGGCAAAGCTGTCATATTGGTTGATCTCAGGCGTGCTTACTCCAGCTTCAATTGTGCCTCGTGTTTCGTCAAACATTGATGTAATGATATTAGTAATCACTCCCATCTTCTTGACCTTTATCGGAGGGCTGATATAAATTGGTATACTGAACGATATAGAAGCAACGTCGATCTCACTATCTACACCTGTAGGAATGCTGCGACTGGACCAAGAAATGCTGTCAAGGTTTACCACAGTGATGCTGGTCCAATCAATAAAGTTGTCAGTGGTCTGTATCTCAAGCGCTGGATTAAACATAACCAGTATCTGCTCAAGTAATTGTAATTTTTGATCAGTATTGCTGGCCCATATATCCGAAGTCAATCGAAGAGTATAAGGAGTGGGCATTAAACGCTCTACTGTATAGTTCTTACCTTGGTAATTAAGATACTCGTTGTTGTTGCTGTCGTAGGCCCGTTCTCTAATATTGGTCTTGCGAGTGTAAGAAGAATCGCTCAGTCTATCTTTGTCTAATTCAAGACCAGTTACGTATACACTTATTCTAGGTGCACTAGGTAGCTTGTTCTCGCTGTTTTCTCTTATAACGTGGGCAACCTGTCGAGACATATCACCGTACATTACAGGAACTTCTTTTATGTTGCCGTTCCCGTCTTGGACAGGGAAGTTGCTCATGATGCGCATCATCTGAGTTATGTATCTTCTAATCTGAGCGTCGTAGAAAAATTTCACTATATTCTCCCTATCTTAATTATCTGGTTTTGGTCTAAGTGCTTTGGACAAGCTTTGTCTTTCTTCAACTATTTCGCCGTCAATTATACTGGTGTTAAAGTTATTAACAAAACTTCCTCTTTGATTTTGTCTTTGGTCTACATTACTCAGTGTCATTCTAATATCGTCGTAGACTTTCTTCCAGCGATCTTCATCGTATTGAAATAGCCTGTTGGGCATAAAATCAGTGCGTAAAAAGTAATCACCAGTAACAGTATCTCGAGGAAATTGTGTGCCGATACCAAAGGGCAACCCATTGGGAGCAGCATCGCCGCCACCTATCATATAACCAGTGTATCCTGAACGCGACGGTTTACCTACAAACGCAGCATACTCAGAGATATTGTTGTCTTGTAGATCACTGGGCACCGCAGTTCTCAATGAAATACTGCCATTTTCGTTTGTGTCTATAGTGTAGTAATGACTGATTTCAAATCCAGAGCGTGGCGCATCAGCTTCTGCTTGCGCTACTACTGCTTGGCTAATCTGCATTTCTTTATCGTAAGTGCTCAGTAGATCACGTAGTGTATTATCGCTGTCCAGGTCAGCAGGCTGATCAAGTATATCTGCATACTCTTGACTGTCAATAATCTGTTTAAGTTTGAGTCTGTATAGATGAGGAAACCAAGTAGGACTAAATCCTTCCCCTGCTCGCGTTACATCTTCTACTACATAGAATCTTTTTAGACTAGATGAATAATCATTAAGTGCGTATTCGTCTTTTAGGTGAGGTAATTCTATAACGTCACCCGACAGTATCTTGCGTCCTAGAGTTTTTACACTGCTGTTGATATGAACAGTTAAAAATACAGTGTCGTTGCTTAAGAACATACCAAACGCTGATAGGTCAAAGTCAATATCTTGAACATTATAGATGCCGCGAATATTATAAATATCCGGATCGTACTTTCGGTCACGATTTTCTAAAAATAATAGATCCTGAATATTAGTCACTGACATTTTATCGTACACAGGTTGGTCAGCAGTGGCTTGTGCTTCCTCGGGGTTCAACGGCCCCAGGTATTTGTGGATATTAACATCCGTGCCGCCGACTACAAACATTTCTTTTATTTGTCGATCAAGAAAATAATAATCATTGCCACGTTCTGGTTTATATAATGATAAGCGAGGGATAGTGTTTCTCCTTGGTTCTTAGTGTATTTATTTAATAAATACATCAAGGAGAACTACTAAATGTCAAATTTGACCGCACAAAAGCAAGAAGTATATGATTACGTAAGAGTGTTTCTAGGTGACGGGATGATTGACGTTGAACTAGATAAAATTCACTATGAAACTGCTCTAAAAAAAGCACTATCTAAATTTAGGCAGCGTTCAGACAACTCAGTTGAAGAGTCATACATTTTTCTTACAACTTCAGAGGATCAAAATGATTATACGTTGGCTAACGAAGTTATTGAAGTAAGAAAAATATTCAGAAGAAGTATTGGATCTCGTCCTTCAACATCGCAATCAGGTGGCCCAATATTTACTCAATCATTCACAGCAGTTCCAGGCCAATTGTCTACGTTTGACGTGAACTACAATCTAATGTCAGTAAAAACTGTTATTGTAAAAGTAAACGGTGTGGACACAAAGGACTATGCAATTGATTCTAACAATAGAACAATTACGTTTATTACTCCGCTAGTGCCTGCCGACGTAGTAGGAGTAAGTTTGTTTGCATCTGGCGAAAACGGCGGTGGCTCGTTATTTGATCCGTTTAGTTTGGCTTATACCAACGCTTACTTGTTAAGCAGCTCTAATATGGGAGGTCTAGCTACCTACGACATGTTTAGTCAGTATCAAGAGCTAGTAGGACGAATGTTTGGTAGTTTTATTGAATTTAAATGGAACACTACTGCTAAAAAATTAACCTTGCTGCAACGTCCTAGAGCAGAGGAGACTCTGATGTTATATGCTTATAATTATAGACCAGATGACCAGTTAATTACAGATTATCTAGCAGGGCCGTGGATCAAGGATTACACTCTAGCCAGTTGTAAATATATGCTAGGCGAGGCACGGAGCAAGTTTGCACAGATTGCGGGCCCACAAGGTGGCAGCTCACTAAACGGTGACGCACTAAAAGCAGAAGCGCAAGCTGAAATGGAAAAACTTGAAATTGACGTGGTGCAGCAGGTGGCTGGCGGAGTGGGCTATAGCTGGTTAATCGGCTAGGGTTCTTTATTGGGTAAGAATGATTCGGTTGACAAGTTGTTGTTTTTCTAGTATAATTTAGTGAAATAGGAGGAAACAACTTGACCAAAAAACCTAAACTAATGATTATCGGACACGCACGACACGGTAAAGATAAGGCATGTGAGGCATTTGTAAAAAACTACCATCTAGAATATGAAAGCAGCAGTCATTTTGCCGCCCGTAAATTTATCTTTGACGAAATCAAAGACCAATTCAAGTACGACTCTATAGAACAATGTTTAGCAGATCGTGTTAACCATAGACGGCTGTGGTATGACATGATTGCCAATTACAACTATCCCGACCCTGCTCGATTTGGCAAAGAACTGTATAGAGAAAATGACATCTATTGCGGACTGCGTCACAAGCGTGAATTCAACGGTATGAAAAACCAAGGTGTGTTTGATTATACAATATGGATAGACCGCAGCGATCATCTGCCGCGTGAAGATAAGTCCAGCATGACTCTTGAACCATGGATGGCAGATTTTGTAATTGACAACAACGGAACTGAAGACGAGCTAGAAGCCAACGTATGCGCGTTTATGGACTACCTACTGCCTGCGAGATATGGCTACTTGTCCACTGCAATGATCCGGCGTTAAATCGCCCTGTCGCCAGCGCACACCCGTCTTATAGAGCACACGCTGGCAGTTAGCGCACACAGTCTTCAAGTTGTTTGGACGGCAACTATTTAGATTTCCATCTATATGATACACGTCAAACTGCTCCGGAAACCTAGACTTAAATCCGCACTTCTCGCAGTATTCCTTTTTTTCGTATTTGGCCTGTTGCCATTTAGGAATGCCCTCTCTTGCTCCCTTGTGAAGACATGCCCCGCACAGCTTACGGTAATAGGTTTTTCCTTGTTTTTTATAATTTACAGCAGCAGGTCGCCGTCCGCATTTGCATAATGGTCTCATAACGTATTTACCTCACCTTTTCAGGTACCTTTACCTGGGTTATAATTGGGCTATTTTAACTGAGAACAACTAAATACAGTTAGATAACAATTATTCAAGGAGAAATAAAACAATGGCCCTTTCATCACCAGGTGTACAAGTTAATGTAATTGACGAAAGTTTTTACACACCGTCATCCGCTGGTACAGTACCAATGATCTTTGTAGCATCTGCAGAAAACAAAATCAGCAGCGGCGGATCAGGCGTTGCAGTTGGAACACTCAAGTCCAACGCAGGCAAACCATACTTAATTACTAGTCAGCGAGAACTGGGTGAGACATTTGGTGATCCGCTGTTCTATTCAGATAGTAACGGAAACATGATCAACGGCGGCGAGCTAAACGAATATGGTTTACAAACTGCTTATTCGCTATTAGGCGTTAGCAACCGAGTATACGTTGTGCGAGCAGATTTAAACTTAGCCAAGCTGCAAGCATCGGCTAATGCACCTGGCGGAGAGCCTGCTGATGGTGCTTATTGGTTTGACACTCAGGTTACAAACTTTGGTTTTCTAGAGTGGAATTCAGCAGCATTAACTACCTCAAATGGACAGAGCTTTTCTACTGTGCCTAGAACAGTGATCGTTGAGGCATCTGATCTTGACGGCAATGTACCTAAAAGGTCGATAGGACAGATTGGTAACTACGCTGTTGTAGCAGAAACTAATATGAACCGAGTATATTATAAGACACCCGGGGCAAGCAGTGCAGCTGGCAATCCAGGCGATTGGGTAGAGGTTGGTTCACAGAAATGGAAAGCTAGCTGGTCTAGTGTACGCAGTTCTGTTGCGCCTGGTGCTTTAACTACTAGCGGAACTATTATAATTAACAACTCTACTGTTACACTCGATGGCACAGATGTAGCTGCCATGGTTACAGCTATTAATAGCCCAGATATCACAGGAATTACAGCAGCAGCACCTAATGGACTACTAGAAATTTATTCAACAGGTGTTGACGTGATCATTGCAGCTGGCGGCGGCACTTTGTTAGGTGAACTAAACCTTGTTGCTGGTACCTACATTGCTCCAGTTCTAGCGATTCAACCACATACAAATGTTCCGGCATTTAAAAGTTCAGATCCTAGTCCAGCGCCAACCGGCTCTATTTGGTTAAAGACCACTGAGCCAAACGGCGGCGCAAAGTTTTCAGTAAAGCAGTATAACGGTGACACTCAACTTTGGGAATTGCTAAGCGCTCCTTTATTTTCCACACCTAATGCAGCATTGTTTAATCTAGACAAAGCTGGCGGTGGAACAAATATAATGACTGGGGACGTTTATGTTAAAGTAAACGCTGACGAAGAAGCAGACCCCCACGCAAATTACAAGATATTCCGTCGCGTATCGCAAGGTCCGTCACAAATAACAAGTGCGACAGTCGTAGATCAATTGACTGGAGCAATTAGTTTTTCCATACAGGAATCAACAGTAGGAAGACTAGCACTCAGCACTGCTCAGACAATTACTTTTGAGGCAGCCGGAACACTAGCAGACGCAGAGACAATGGCAGCAGCTATCAACGCAGCTGGATTTGTTAACGTTGTTGCAATGGTAAACGCTACCAACAAAGTTGTAATACAGCACAAGCTAGGTGGTGAAATCCGCATAACTGACTCAGCCGAAACACTGGCTCTTATTGGATTTGATACACTGGTAGTATCTAACTGGCGAGAGCTGGAGTACACAGCGTCACCTGATGAGCCGTTGAGTCTTACTGCTGACGGTGAAATTTGGTATAACTCAGTTGTTGATGAAGTTGATATTATGATACACGACGGTAATGGTTGGGTAGGATATGCTAACGAACTTACTAATACTGATGCTGCCGGGCCAATTGTTAGTGCTTCTGAACCTACTACGCAACGAAACAGCAGTGCACTAGTAGAAGGTGATCTTTGGATTGACACTGCTGACATTGATAATTATCCGGGAGTTTATCGTTATAGCGCACAACGATCAGAATGGATATTGCTTGATAAAACTGACCAAACATCCGAAGAAGGAATTCTGTTTGCAGATGCTCGTTGGGGCAATGCTGGCTCTGACAGTGCTCCGGCAGACATAGACGAGTTGTTAACTTCTGATTATTTGGATCCAGATGCACCTGATCCAGCGCTATACCCAAAAGGTATGCTGCTATGGAACATGCGCAGAAGTGGATTTAACGTTAAGCGTTATGTACGCAACTACATAGATACTGCTGGTGACAATATTCGGTTTAGTGACGAAGCAATGCAAAACTATTATCCAAACCGTTGGGTTACTGACTCAGGTAATAACATCGACGGCTCAGGTTCGTTTGGTAGAATTGCGCAGCGTAAGTCAGTTGTACAAGCATTTCAAGCCATGGTTAATGGAAACCAGCAGATACGTGACGAAGAATCAAGACAGTTTAACTTGATGGCTACTCCGGGCTATCCGGAACTAATTGGGGAAATGATTACTCTAAACTACGACCGAAGAATTACTGCGTTTGTAGTAGGTGACACTCCGGCAAGATTAGCTCCAGATGCTACTAGTCTTAACGAGTGGGGATCAAACGTTAACTTGGCAGTCGAAGACAACATCAACGGCGCAGTTAGTCGAGATGAGTACATGGGCATGTACTACTTGTGGGGATTCACTAGTGACAACTTTGGTAACAACATTGTTGTACCACCAAGTCACATGGCGCTTCGTACTATAGTGCTAAACGACCAAGTGGCGTTTCCGTGGTTTGCTCCAGCAGGAACTCGTAGAGGCGGAGTAACCAACGCAAGTGCATCAGGCTACATCAGTAGTGAAGGTGAGTTTGTAAGTGTTGCTTTGAATACAGGTCAGCGTGATACGCTGTATGCTAACAGTATTAACCCAATTACGTTTATTAGCGGTGCAGGACTTGTTGTATTTGGACAGAATACTCGAGCAAGAAATGCAAGTGCATTAGATAGAATAAATGTTGCTCGGTTGGTTGTTTATCTACGTGGTCAATTTGAGTTACTAGCTCGTCCATATCTGTTTGAGCCGAACGATAAGATCACACGCGATCAGATTAAAGCAGCAGCAGATTCACTTCTTCTAGAACTTGTAGGACTACGTGGAATTTACGACTTTGTTACTGTCTGTGACGAGAGTAATAACACTCCAAGTCGTATTGATCGTAACGAACTTTTCTTGGACGTGGCCATAGAACCTGTGAAAGCGATCGAATTTATTTTTATTCCTTTGCGTATTAAGAACACAGGCGAAATAGCATCACTGGGATAATATGCACACATAATAGGGTGGAATAAATACCACCCTATTATAACATAAATACAAGTGATAATAGGAGAAAGTAATGCCAATCACAACTTTACAAAACATTAGCGTACCAACAGAAGCAGGCGGATCTAACTCCTCACTGTTGATGCCTAAAATGCAATACCGATTCAGAGTACTATTTGACAGCTTCGGAACTGGCGGAGGTCCGGACGGTGTTAGAGAAGTATCACGCCAAGTAATTGACGTAACTCGTCCTAATGTGACATTTGAACAAGTAACTGTGGATGCCTATAACAGTAGAAGTTATTTTGCTGGTAAACCTACTTGGGAACCAATTACTCTTAACTTACGTGAAGATGCAAACAACAACATTCAAAAAGTTGTAGGTCAGCAGCTTCAAAAGCAGTTTGACTTCTTTGAACAATCAAGTGCGGTCGCAGGTGGCACCTATAAGTTTCAAACAAAGATTGAAATTCTTGATGGTGGCAACGGCGCAAGCGGTCCTAATGTTATTGATAGATTCCACTTAGTTGGGTGTTATATTGAATCAGCAAACTACAACACACTGGCATATTCTACTAGTGACGCTGTAACAGTTGCGTTAACTATACGTTATGACAATGCTATTCAGTACGGTGCAGACGAACAACAGAACGGTATTGGCGAAAGCTTTGCTCGAGCTGTAGTAGACTCAGTCGGCGGCACTCAAGCAACTGGTTAATGTATGTTGGTATATAATAGTAAAAACAGAGGCTATATGTCTCTGTTTTCTATTGTATTCTCACTTAAACAAATGACATAAATATAGTTATGAGCTTCTTAAATAATTTTCTAGACAATCTAAATTCACGAACTAACGAAGTGTCGCTTAGGGATGCACGCCACGCCCATCAACTATTCACTGAGCATGGCCACGCGCTAGCACCTAAAAACAAGTTTCTTTATCATGTTGTATTTCAAACAAGAGACGAAGTAGGAAACCAGTACGACTCAAACACTGTTAAGTTTCAAAAAGAGATAGGTGTACTTGCTAAGAGTGTTGAACTACCTCAGTATCGAGCAAGCATAGAAAATAAGCAACAATACAATAGAAAAAAGAATGTGCAAACTCGTATAGATTACCAAGATGTGACTATTAAGTTTCACGATGACAATACAGGTCTAACTCGGTCTATGTTACAAGAGTATTACAAATACTACTATAACGACGGAAGACACCAATTAAATCAAGGTGCGTATGATCCTCGAGACAAATATAAAGAGAGAGTACCAAGATACGGATTAGACACCACTAATAACGGCCCGTTTTTTAACTATATTAAAATTTTTCAACTTGCAAGAAAGAAGTGGTTCAGTTATACCTTAGTTAACCCGTTAATCAGCCAATGGGGCCATGACGTATTAGAATACAGCGACAGCGGCGGCCAAATGGAAAACACCCTAGTATTAACCTACGAAAGCGTAATATATAATCACGGAGATATCAAAACTGATACCCCGCCTGGATTTACATCAGATGAAACAAGATATGATACTGTAAAAAGTCCACTTCAATATCCTACACAAGAAGATGAAAGTCTTTTTTCTGCAATACTTGGCCCCATATTAAACGAATCGTCTTCGAGTACAGTTAGAAATTTACTTCCTGGCAGGGCTAGTAATAGCGCAAGTAATAAACAGCCTTCATTATTAGTGGATCTAGGCCGAGGATTAATAGGTGCATTGCCTGGGTTAGCAGTTCCTAGCAAAGATACGCAGCAAGCGGTTAACGTATCTGCACTGAGTGCAAGTAGCAACAATGTTTCTAATCCTGACGCATTAATATCTAAGTTAAATAACAGTCCCAGCGCAAAAGAAAGTTTTACTGCTCAGGCTCTCAATGCAAGCACAGTAGAAGGCACAAATTATGCAGACTACGTGGCTACTAGTGACAGCGGCCGCGCAGCTATTGATGCAAATCTTCAGGGCAAGATTACAGGTGGCGACAAGAAAACATCATCATTTGCACAGAGTGCAATTAACAGTGACGGAGAATAAATATGGCACGATCTGACAGTGTAAGTACACAGAATGCATCAGTCTCTACTACTAGATTTTTTGATAACTTTTACGGCCAGGAACTATCGTTTAATGCTAACGAAATAGATGCAGTAGTTGGGTATTTCTTAAAGAGAGGATTTGACAAGGTTGCTGCCACTAATACTGCTAGTATTATTTTGCAACAAGCCGCAGTTGATAATATATCAGTTTTTCAGTTAATTGACACATTAAAAGGAGCAACAGATGTACAACTGAGTAATGTAATTGCTCAAATACTCAATATAAATAGAAGCAAGACCAGTGCAGTTGGTTACAAAGTCGACAGACTTACTCAGTTGTTTGATCAAAGGCAGATCATAGTATAATGTCACGCTTCGCTCAAGGAAAGTTCACTCTAAAAAATCCAGACAAATACGTAGGAAATAAAATACCCACGTACAGAAGTGGTTGGGAATTTCATTTTATGAAATTTTGTGATGAACACCCCTCAATTTCTCAATGGGCAAGCGAAGCAATTAAAATCCCTTATAAGAATCCGCTAACTGGCAAAGCGTCAGTATACGTACCGGACTTCTTTATTGCCTACAACGATAAAAGTGGAAAACAACGGGTAGAGTTAATAGAAGTAAAACCTGCTAGTCAAGCTATAAAAGAAAGACTAGGCCGCTCTAAATTTAATCAAACCCATTACGCAATAAATCAAGCCAAGTGGGAGGCCGCCCGCGCATTCTGTAAACAGAAGGGCATCATTTTTAGGGTAGTTACTGAGGACGATATATATACTGGCACTAAGGGTAACACCAAGCGACGATAAATAATGTTAGCATATAATATATGGAGAGAACATAATGACCCGCAGACTGGAAGATTTATTAGATTTGCCAGAGTCAAAAGCACTTGTAGAGGAAGCTAAAGAAGAAAGTAAAAAAACAAATTACGAATCAGTGTCAATGAAGAAAGCGTTTGCACAAATAGAAGAGTTTGATAAGATAAGTTCAGCACTACCTGCTGTCAAAGGACTAGGCGAGGTGTCAGACAGTGAACTGAACGAGATTGCACTAAAAGCAATGACAGCCTATGACGACCTGATGGATCTGGGAATGAACGTAGAAGCTCGTTATTCAGCTAGAATTTTTGAAACCGCCGGCGGCATGCTTAAAACTAGTCTTGATGCCAAAGTTGCAAAAATGGACAAGAAGTTAAAAATGGTCGAACTACAGCTAAAGAAAGAGAAAATGGACAAAGACGATAAACCTAGTGACAATAGTATGGTCAACGGCGAAGGATATGTAGTTACTGATCGCAACAGTCTATTAGAAAAACTTAAAGGAATGCCTAAATAACATAGGCAACAAACTATGTGTGTTGTTGCCTATGTTATTGATAAATAAATATAACTAGGATAAATCTACATGAAATCTTTTACACAACTTTTAAATGAGTCTAAAAAAACATATCAGTTTAAGATTGGTGTAGCAGGACCGCTTCCTGAACACTTTCAAGACCATATGGAAACAGCGCTAAAGAAATTTAGCATTATTGATATTAGCACAGGAAAGAAAACTCCTATTCAAGAACGTCCATTAGATTTTCCAAATCTACAAAATATGGAAGTTACTTACTTTGAAGCAGAGCTCGAATATCCTACAACTCCGCAAGTATTACAAGAGTATTTAGGACGAGTATGTTCTGTGGCTCACAGTAACATTATTGTTCGCAATCCGAACGAACCACTAGAGCTTTATCAGAATCAAAGCGAAAGCAACATTTATGAGCCGCTACTTACTAAAAATGATTTGGGCGGCGAGAGTGCTCAACACAACGTAGGACAGAATCGTGTTATGGACCTTTTAAAGGAACTTGAAACTGCTACCAAAGAGCGCACTAACGCAACCCAGGAGAATTAAGATGGAAATGAAAAAATTATTAGAGTCGCTAAACGAATGTGGCATGGAACAAATGCCAGGCCAAAACAGCGGTTCGCCGGTCACAATGAATATATCATTAAATGCATCAGGCAAAGAACATGTAGCTGATCTAGTAGCTATGATGAAAAATGCAGGGTTGTCTAGTGCAGAAGAATTTAGCCCAGAAATGATGCCAATGCGCCAGGACATGGAAAATTTTAGAGGAATGGTAGATGGTGATAAAGAGACTTCATCAGAAATGCCCGCTATTGCACCAGAAATGGACGGCCCGGGCATGGCAGACGATGACGATGACGATGCTTCTATGAAAAAAGGGGAAATGGGCCTAGAAGGATACGATAACGAGCCAGACGAAGAGTATCAGGACACTAGCTATATGACCAAAGATTTAGCTGGTGGCCTAAATCGCGAGAAGAAAGCATATAAATCTGCACAGGACGGTGACAACGCAATGGCTGTTGAGACTATCAAAGCACAGCTTTTAAGAGCACTTAATGAAAAAAAAGCTAAGCCTGATTTCCTTGATGTGGATAAAGATGGTGATAAGAAAGAGCCGATGAAGAAAGCTGTAAAAGATAAGAAATCGAAAAAGAAGTAAGGGAGTAAAATGACACAACTACTAAAAAACTTATCTAATACTAATACAGAGGATCAAATAGAGCATTTAATTAAGTGCTCTGATCCTGAATCAGGATTCCTATATTTTGCGAATAATTTTGTAAATGTCTTGCACCCAATAATCGGTAATATCTCTATAGAGTTATTTGATGCTCAAGCTGAACTTATGGAGAGTTTTCATAATAATCAGTTTAGTATTAATATGCTTGCTCGGCAGTCAGGCAAGACTCTGTGCGCTGCAATATACTTATTGTGGGATGCAATGTTCAAGCCCAGCCAAGAAATATTAATTACCTCGAATAAATTAGCAATGTCTTGTGATGTTTTAGAAAAGATGCGATATATCTACCATCATTGTCCGCATTACTTAACACCAAAAATAATAAAAGATAATAAGAAAGAGCTTGCTTTTGCAAACGGCTCTAATATTTATGGTTCAGTCCTAGCAGAATACACAGGGAAGGGTCGCAGCCTAGACATTTTGTATTGTGATGAATATGCATTTTGTAAGCCAGAAGTTGCAAAAAAGTTTATTGAAGAAATTCTTCCGTGTATGCTCAACACAGGACGTACAATTATTACGTCGACTCCTAATCACAAGACTGATCCTTTTATGAATATATGGAACGACACTAGTAAAAACCACTTTGTGCCGTTTACAGCATCCTGGGATAAGTTCTTTGATAGATCTGAAGCATGGAAAACTGCTACTATTAGTAGAATGGGCGCAGAGTATTTTAGAAAAGAATTCGAAATTGAAATAGCATAATAAATGTCTAAATCGCTTGACGGAGTCCTAACCAAAAAGGCTCATACAAAAGATACATATACCGAAGAGCAGATTCAACACCTTGTAAAGTGTATGGATCCTGACAATGGGTACATGTACTTTGCTGAGCACTTTGCATATATACAGCACCCAGTAAAAGGCAAGCTGCTGTTTGCTCCCTACGAATATCAAGTAAGATTGATGCATAGTTACCACAACTATCGTTTCAATATTAACATGATGCCACGCCAAACGGGAAAGGCACTAGCTCTTGATACCCCTATTCCTACTGTCTCTGGATGGACTACTATGGGAGATCTTAGCGTAGGAGATCACATACTCGACGCTAACGGTAACGCTACTAAGGTCACATTTGCCACAGAAGTAATGAACAATCATAACTGTTATGCTGTTGAATTTGATAACGGCGACGTCATTACTGCCGATGAGGACCATTTGTGGAGTGTTAACACTGGCTTTTGGAGAGCTGGCCGCAAGACACTTACTACTAAAGAAATAAAAGACTACGTTGAATCTCACAATACATGTGTGTACATAGATGCTGCCAAAGAGATTACCACTGACGAAATAGAACTGCCTGTAGACCCGTATGTATTAGGCTTTTGGCTAGGAGACGGCGAAAGTGCAGGAGCTAGATATACCCAATGCATTGATGATAACAAAGAAATTATTCCAGAAATAGTAAGCCGAGGTTTTGAAATATCTAAGTCTTATACAAACGGCACTAGCGTGGTTAGCGAAAATAGAACAATTTACGGATTGCGCGGAAAACTAAACAAGAATAATTTATTAAAAAATAAGCATATTCCCGAAATTTATATGAGAGCATCTGTTAATCAACGAGTTGAGTTAATTCAAGGACTAATGGATTCTGACGGATCAGTAGATAAACGCAGCGGAAGATGTGAGTTTTATCAAAAGAACAAGAATTTAATTGTCCAGGTGCAGGAACTACTGTCGTCTTTAGGAATTAAAAATAGGTGCAGCTATAAAGTCATAGAGGATCAAAAGTATTACACTATTGGATTTGCAACCACTGCACACACTGTGTTTAAACTTAGTAGAAAAGCAAAATTTCAACAAAAGTGTAAAGGCCATCAAAAAAATACTCGACACTATATAAAGAGAATAACCGAAACACAGTCAGTTCCTGTGAGATGCATTCAAGTAGACAATGACGATCATTTATTCTTATGTGGTAAGTCGATGATTCCCACGCACAATACCACCTGCGCCGCCATCTACTTAACATGGTACGCTATGTTTAAGCCTGATCAAACTATTCTTATAGCTGCTCACAAGTACACTGGTGCCCAGGAAATTATGGCACGGGTGAGATATGTATACGAGATGTGTCCGGATTACGTTAGAGCAGGCGTTACTTCATATAATAAAGGCAGTATTGAATTCGAAAATGGTAGTAGAATCGTATCTCAAACTACTACAGGAAATACCGGCCGAGGCATGAGTATTTCGTTACTTTACGCCGACGAATTCTCATTTGTTGCTCCTAACATTGCTGAAGAATTTTGGACGTCAATCTCTCCTACTCTAGCAACGGGTGGTAGATCAATTATCACAAGCACGCCAAACTCAGATGAGGATACTTTTGCTACAATTTGGAAGCAAGCAGAACAAAAGTTTGATGACCACGGTAACGAACGGGAAGTAGGTATCAACGGATTTCATAGTTTTACTGCTAAATGGGACGAACATCCAGATAGAGACGAAGCGTGGCGACTTGCTGAAACAGGTCGCATCGGGGTTGAAAAATTCAGAAGGGAGTACGGTTGTGTGAGCGCATCTACAATCATTACTCTCCAAGACACACACGGTAATATATTTGACTCACAAATAGGCGACTTGTTCAACACTATAGATAAATAATTGCACAACAACAGTTTAACGGAGAATACTGTGAGCACTGCAATTTATATAGAATCAAAAATAGACAATGTCAAATACTGCAAATCAAATGGGCAGTTTGGTAGGCATTTAAGAACTAACCAGATGACCTATCAAGATTACTACGAAAAATATATTACCAAGACTAGCCCTGAGTGTGCGTGCGGAGCTGGTTTAGCATTTTATCCGAGCTCAGAAACTTATGCAAAAAGCTGTGGCACTCCTGCCTGTCGAGGCAAGACCATATCTCAAGCAAAACAGCAGTGGACTGAGCAAGAACGACAAACTGATTCGCTACACAAGAAAGCAGCAGCCGCAATTCGAACAGCTGACCAAAAACAAAAACAGCTTAACAAATCACAGGCTACATTTAAAAAGAGATACGGAGTTGCGTGGGGTTCCGAATTAGACAGTCAAAAGGAAAAGTCAAGACAAACTAAACTATCGAGATACGGCGACGAAAAGTACAACAATAGTAAAATGATTAGTATAACTAACCTAACCAAGTCAGTTGAAGAAAAAAATAAAATTAATGCGCTTAGAAGAGCAACTAATCTAGAAAGATACGGAGTCGAGCAGGTGTTGATGACCAAATCAACTGCCAGCAAGACCAATAAAGGCAACTGCACAATAAAAGACTATAAGATGCCAAGCGGTAAGATTGTGGGTGTACGCGGCCATGAGCCGCTTGCTTTAGATATATTATTTAACCAGCTGAAATATAGTGAAGATGACGTGATTATGCACGACGACTATTCAAACTATGCCATAGAGGTATTTGAGTACATAGCTGAAAATAGGCATCACCTAAAATATTACCCGGACATCTATATTCCTAAAGAAAATAAAATTATTGAAGTAAAGAGCCAATGGTGGTGGGACGGTCATGGCAAGGAAAAGTATAAGAATAGATTAGTTAATAACCTTAAAAAACGCCAAGCTGTTATAGACAAGGGTTACAACTACGAAGTTTGGATATTTGAGAATAAATATTCGTATAGGATATTAAATGAGCAAGATTTTTAAAGAGAATACTAATGGATATAAGGTGCTAACACCAGCGGGGTTTCAAGACTTTGCTGGTGTTAGCATGATGGGAATAAAACCGTTGCTTCGGCTAGAGTTCGAGCGCGGCGCATATGTCGAATGTACATACGATCATAAATTTTACATAGACCTAGAAACTTGTAAGCCTGCCCAAGACATTGCAGTAGGAACCACTGTGGTTACTTCTGAGGGTGATATAAAATTACTTAACAAAATAGAATTGGGTTATTCAGAACCTGTTTATGATCTTATACAAGTTGAAGGCGGTCACCGATATTACACAAACAAAATACTCAGCTCAAATTGCGAATTTTTGGTATTTGATGAGACTCTTATTAACAGCTTAAAACTAGCAGTTATGGAAGGCAAAGCTCCTATACTTAACATGGGCCAAACACGCTGGTATAAAAAGCCAACTTCACAATACACCTACGCAGTGGCGCTTGATCCTAGCATGGGCACAGGTGGCGACAATGCTGCTATTCAAGTGTTTGAACTGCCTAGCTACGAACAAGTAGCAGAATGGAATCATAACGAAACTTCAATTCCTGGCCAGATAAGAATTATGTCTGATATTTGTAAGTATTTGGTAGAGCACACGAACAATCCAACAGGTATATACTGGAGCGTAGAAAACAACGGTATTGGTGAGGCCGCATTAATTGTTATTAGTGACTTTGGCGAGGAAAACATACCTGGACTATTTGTAAGCGAGCCAATTAGAAAAGGCCACGTGCGCAAATTCCGCAAGGGATTTAACACAACACACAGTACTAAAGTAAGTGCATGCAGTCGCCTCAAGAGCATGATAGAAAACGACAAGCTAATAATAAACAGTAAGCCTATGATATCCGAACTTAAACAGTATATTGCAACAGGTTCAAGTTATCAAGCAAAGTCAGGACGCGGTGACGATTTAATCAGTGCAACACTACTAGCACTAAGAATGATCACCGTGCTTAAAGACTGGGATCCTAGGATATATAACTCTTTTAGCCAAGCAGGGCATGTTGAAGATTACGAAGCACCTATGCCCATATTCATAAGCTCTAGCTATTGATAAATACAATATGAACGAATTTAATAGGATAGGTGAAGACCTTTTTAACAAAATTAGAGGAAGATTTCCTAATGTTACCATAGGTGACCAAGAAGGAAATGTTACTAACGAGCCGGAAGCCGCTCGGTTCTTCGACTTTGAGTTTAAAGAAGGCGAAGTTAAGCTAGGGAAAGTTAGTGTTAGCATCGACGAGGATCGAGGGTTATCCGTTATCTTTTCTAAGGACTTTATGCAAGGCCAAGACAGTATAACACAAAAACACTGGTACAGCTTTCTTAAAGAATTACGTGTATTCAGTAAAAAGCGTATGATGGGCTTTAGTATACGTGACATAAGTAAGTCTAATTTAGATAAAAGAGATTACAAATTTTTAGCTACTAATCGGCCCGGGGACGATCAAATGACAGAATCAAAATTATACGGCACTCATAAAATGAGTTATCAAAACGTAGACAATGCCAGGCTTGTGATCAAGCATACAGAAAGTATAGATCAAGAAAAGTCAAGTGCTCGTTCGACAAAAGTAGGATCGATCTATATTGAAAATGACCAAGGCGAACGATTTAGATATCCGTTTAATCATCTAAGTGGAGCTCGAGCAATGGCTCGTCATGTGTCAGAAGGTGGTAAACCGTTCGACGAATTCGGCAGTCATATCACCGGCTTATCTGAAGAGATAGCAAAATTGCGCAAGTTTAAGACTCACATGGGACGCAATTCTGTTATGGCAGAAAGTTTAGCAGGCTATATGGACATCGTTAAAGAACGACTAACTACTGTTAAAAAGACACTAGAACAATTGCAAAAGACCAATTACTATAAAGAAGCATTTGAAACATTTGTAGTCCCAGTTATGGAAGACGTACCGGATCATGTACAAGATAACTGGATTGACGAACTGACTATTAAACAGTTTAACGAAGAACTTAAAGACGTATTCCCTTACATATATAATCTTGTATCAGAAAAGACCAAGACTAAACAAATGGGACCGGACGACTTTGTGAGCGAATCAGACGATCCGTGCTGGAAAAACTACAAGCAAGTAGGTATGAAAGACAAAGGCGGAAAGAAAGTTCCAAACTGCGTACCAGAAGAGTCTCAGATCGAATCAATCTTTAACGAACTAGCAGGGCAGTGGGCCGACGAAGGTTATACTGCTGAAGACAACGGTGATGAAGACCAAGCTGACGAAACAAACGCAGCAGAAGCACAAACTCCTATTAGTGAATTTGTACTCAGTTATTACGATAGAGAGACAGGTACATTCCCCAAAGGAGAAACGGCCGTATTGACTATGGTTGAAAAAGAGTACGGAGACCAATACATTAATCCTGCCAAACAGTTTATTGAGCGTGTAGGACAGGTATACGAACAATTTCGTGGTACATCTGATACAATGGTGCGTGACGAAGAACAATACGAATTCGAGCGCATGAGAAACTTAGCAGGCGTATAAGATCGGCTAAGTCGTTCATTTTTAAAGAAAAAAACAGTTGACAGGATAAATAAACTTGTGTAGTATGTAACATGTGCTACACAATTAAAGGCACAAGCAGTTAAGAGCTGCAACTAAAGCATAGGCAACACTTAGAGGCAATTACACTATGGCTACACTAAAAGAAATACGAGCAAAACTCAAAGATCAAGAAGCAAACAAAGGCGGCAACACCCAATCATACGGTGATAATGCTATTTTTCCATTCTGGAACATCAAAGAAGGCGAAACTACAGTTTTTCGTTTTTTACCTGATGGTAATACCGAAAACACATTCTTCTGGGCCGAACGTCTCATGATCAAACTGCCATTCGCAGGGATCAAAGGTGATACTGATTCACGTCCTGTACAAGTGCAAGTACCCTGCATGGAAATGTATGGCAAAACTTGCCCTGTACTTGCAGAAGTGCGTGGTTGGTTCAAAGATCCAGCATTAGAAGACATGGGCCGTAAATACTGGAAAAAGCGTTCTTATATTTTCCAGGGCTTTGTTACTGATACCCCATTAAAAGAAGAAACCCCACCTGAAAATCCGATTCGACGGTTCGTTATCGGACCACAGATCTTCCAGATTATCAAGCAGGCTCTTATGGATCCTGATATGGAAGAACTGCCAACTGATTATACAGCCGGCATTGATTTCCGACTTAACAAGACTAGTAAAGGCGGCTTTGCTGATTACTCTTCATCTAACTGGGCAAGACGCGATCGTCCACTTAGTGACGCAGAGCAGAAAGCAGTTGACGAGCATGGCTTGTTTGACCTCAGCGACTTCTTACCAAAAGAGCCTGATGACGTAGCAGTACAAGTTATCAAGGAAATGTTTGAAGCAAGCGTAGATGGCGAAGCATACGATGCAGACCGTTGGAGCCAGTACTTCCGTCCAGCAGGCGTCAGTGCAAAGACTGGTGATCCCAACAAGGGCCCAGACGGTGCAGATAAGTCAGCAGTAAATACTAGCAAGCCAGCAGCTAAAACTGAAAGCACTCTAGCTGAAGACGAAGCAACTCTACCTTGGAACGACAATGCCAAGGAAGCAAAGACAGCGACTAAATCTGAAGGAGGCGGTAGTGCCCAGGATATACTGTCAATGATCCGTTCACGTCAAAGTCAGTAATAAGAATGCCTAGGGGGAGTCCTTCCCCCTAGTATTATTAACTAGCACAGGAGTCATTAATGGCTAAATCTTTCGACCCAACAAAATTTAGAAAAGACATCACAAAAGCAATAACCGGTATGAGTACTGGATTTAACGATCCTACTGACTGGGTCTCTACTGGCAGCTATGCCCTGAACTATCTAATCAGTGGAGACTTTCACCGAGGAGTACCACTAGGCAAAGTAACAGTGTTTGCTGGCGAAAGCGGCTGCTTGCCAAAAGAAGCAGTAGTACAGGTTCGATTAACAAAAAAAGGCTAGCTGTATACTCTCGCAAACCTAGTAGAATGTGTTAATTCTATTATAAAGGAAATAAAAGATGATTGAAGAAAAGCAAGTAACAGTACAAGAGCTTAGAGAGCTATATCTCAGCGGCGAATATACTATTGAGATTGACACACCGGACGGATATCAGCCTATTGGAAAATGGTTTGACAAAGGTGTATTGTCTATGGTTAGAGTTGCCACAGCCACTTACGAAACAGTGTGTGCATTTAATCATATGATTCAACTGGCTGACAATACATGGGTACAAGCCTGTGAGTTAGATGTAGGAGTAGATATACAAACTGCGGCAGGCATCCAGCCTGTTATGTTAGTCGAAGATACAAGTGATGCAGAGTGTTACGATTTTGAAGTCATGCATCCGAATCATAGATATTACGGTGACGGAATCGTAAGTCATAACTCGGGTAAAAGTTATTTTTGCGCAGGTAATATTGTCAAAGATGCACAGGCACAAGGTATCTTTGTTGTACTTGTTGACAGTGAAAACGCACTTGACGAAAAGTGGCTACAGGCTCTTGATGTAGATACTAGTCCGACCAAGCTGCTCAAGCTAAACATGAGTATGATCGACGACGTTGCAAAGACTATCTCAACATTTATGATCGACTACAAAGCATTGCCAGACGGAGATAGGCCCAAGGTGCTGTTTGTAATTGACAGTCTAGGTATGTTGCTAACTCCAACAGACGTAGACCAGTTTAATAAAGGTGACATGAAAGGTGATATGGGTCGCAAGCCCAAGGCACTTACTAGTCTTGTTAGAAACACAGTAAACATGATTGGCAGCTATAACGTTGGGTTAGTATGCACTAATCATTCTTACGCCAGTCAAGATATTTTCAACCCGGATGATAAGATTAGTGGCGGACAAGGATTTATCTACGCAAGCTCTATCGTAGTTGCCATGAAGAAAATGAAGCTTAAAGAAGACGAAGACGGCAACAAGATATCCGAAGTAATGGGAATACGTGCTGGCTGTAAGGTAATGAAAACGCGCTACGCAAAACCGTTCGAAGGAGTGCAGGTCAAAATTCCCTACGAAACGGGAATGAACCCTCACAGTGGGCTAGTGGAACTATTTGAGAAGAAAGGTATGCTGGAAAAATCAGGCAACCGACTCAAGTACATCGATAGCAACGGCGTTGAGCATCTTGAATTCCGCAAAAAATGGGTTGGTGAGAAACTGGATATGCTGATGGAAGATTTTACAAAACGCAAAGCAAAAGAACCTGCTAAGGTAAATATCGATGAAGTAGATGAAATTGAAGACGACATTGAGGAGCAAGATCAAGAATGAATGAAGAGCACGTAAGCGAAGTATGGATGCTGTTTAAACAATACGTTGACAAGAAGCAACTAGAAGTAGCGGCCGAGAAGTACATTGACTTACTTGCTGACCAAGGCATTGCTGATGACGTATTGAAAGAAGCAATGGGTATGGATTCGCATCTAGATGATGCCATTGTGTACTATCTAGATTTAGACGCTGTTGAAAGTGAGAACGAGGACTAGCATGGGATGGTATCACGTTGTATCAAATGACATATCAAGGATTCCTGATGCTATACAGTATTATGAATCAGAGTTAGTTGATGCTCGTCTTGAAGTAAAGATTAAGGGTAGTATTGAGAAGGCCGCAGCAGAAATGCCTGGTATAATCGAACATCGTTTTCGTCAGCTACAAGAGCTGGAAGCAATTCTTAATTATCTAAATATTGAACTGCGTAAATTGCGCAGTTCTTTTTTTAAGAAATATCTCGAGAACTATCAGCGAGCACTAAGTAGCAGAGACGTAGAAAAATATGTAGATGGTGAAAGTGCAGTAGTTGATTACGAATTACTGATTAATGAGTTTGCATTAATACGCAACAAATGGCTAGGGATATTAAAATCGTTAGACTCCAAAGGATTCTCCATTAACAATATCATAAAACTTAGAGCAGCTGGCATGGAGGATGTTAGTCTCTAGGCTCACTCTGAACGAGGCACTGCTATCACATTTTAATGCCTCGTTTTTCTAACTCCATACTTAATGCTGCTAGTTTGTTTGCAGACTTGGCAATGTTACCTCTAATCTCACCAGCAACTTTTTTTGGTAGATCTTTTAACACTTGATTAATTACTGTTTCAGCTTGTGACGACTGTGCGCCTGTTACTTGTGCTGTCTTTTTAGAATTATCCTGATCCTGATTGTAATGCTTTTTAGCGTAATCGTAGTGAACACCGATTAACCGTTTAACTTCTTGCTTTAGTTTATCGTTTTCTTTAGCCCAATTCTGTGCTAACTCGTATAGTCGTTTGTCCTTTAGTGAAGTTGCAAGCCTTGAAAGTATGCCGGGAAGATTATCTTCAATATTTTTAAACTTCATTCTTTCGTTGTAATCTTCGGCATTCAACGCACTTAGATACTTTGACAGTTCTTCGCAGTTTCTTTTTCGATAGCTACACAACGCCTTGAGATTCGGATAAAGACTTTTAGTCCAAAATCTTTCTCGCCAGCGCCCAGTAACTCCGCCTTTAATCAATCCCCAAGCTCCTGTTTTACCGTCTATAATCATCAGTGTATCTGCATCTGAAAAATACTTGTTGGCAGCTTGCGTCAGATTATTGTACAATTGTCTAATGGGTGAGCCTATGTCACCTTTGATACTGTTCATTGCTGATTCGTAACTAACCGACTCAACGATAATTTCGTGCATCTTCATGTGTCTATTCCTTTGGGTGTTAGCTTATTTATCATGAATAAACTTGACAAACTACCTACAACCTGTTATTATTAAACATGAAAAAAATAAACTTGTTGACAATTGAAGATTGTTTAGAAATAATCACCGGAGTATTAATCAGTTCTGGTGATTTTTCTATCAACAGTACCGACATATCTATCATGACGTCAATAGCTCGTCAAACAGGTCGAGGAATTGCACTGACTGATAGACAACAAATTCTTATATTGAGGAAACTTGAAGATTACAGATCACAGTTTATAGACAATAATTACACTAACTTTGACCACGCAGTTAAAGAAATAAGATTACCACTACGAGAGATCGATCGAAGCAAGTACATTAAGCTAGTATATGAAGACTTGCCTAACGATAAATTCTTCAAACCACAAGGGCCATATGTTAAAATACGGTTTCCGTTTAGGAAGTCTTTGGTTGCATTAATTATACCAATTGCAAAAGCGAACCCACATTGGCATGAGATGAGAAGCCACGACTATTATTTTCAATTTAACGAGCAAGTTATATCTGCGTTGGCTACTGAGTTTAAGAACAAGGACTTTGATATTGACGACGAAATTGATATTATTTACAAAAAAATGCAAGTTATTACTGCTAACAGAGAGAAATACGTTAGCAGTATTACAGGCAACATTTTAAATAACATTCACCCTAGAGCATTGAAACTAGCGCAAGAAGAACTGGGAGAGTTTAGTGCCTCTACAGAATTACACTATGTTGATCGTTGCCGCCGATACGGAATCGTAGATCTACCTAAAAAAGATCCAGTAACACTGTGCGAGAAAATAGCATATCGAACTTCTAAGGAATATCATAGCAAGCCTACTCAAGCGTCACTAGGCGTGTTGTTAGACGCAATATGTACACTTGATAGACTTCCTTTATTAATAATTCTAGAAAAGTCTAACGCCAAGCAACAACTGTACGAGACGTTAAACTATTATAGAGACATTGTGCCGGCGCCACAGCAGAGCGTGTTGTTTAGGCTTGAAGGCGGCAGTGAGTTTAATGACCTTGTTAAGGACAGAAAAGTAAACAACTGGGTGGATAAAGATACCAAGATAGTGTATGTTAGTGCAGACAAGTTGCCTAAATTACTAGTGGGCAATATCTGGACCCCCAACGCAACAATATCTTTTTCGAGTAAACTGAACAGATTGCTTAATACTTTTATTGAACATTCTAGTGATTTAATAGTTTTTAGAGAAGAAGATTATAGCTTAATAAGGAAGTATTCATCATACTATGGCTAAATGTAAACTGATAATAGAGGACGAAGTTAATATTAAATTTGAAGGATTGGATGTTGATGTCCGACGACAAATTTCGTCCGCGTTAAAGTTCGAAGTGCCCTACGCCAAACACATGCCGCAATACAAACTAGGCCGTTGGGACGGTAAGGTTGCATTCTTTGGCATCGGCGGCACAGGATATGTAAACCATCTCGACAGGGTAGTAGAGATACTGCAAAAGAACAAAGTTGAGATAGCAGAAATTGAAGATCGCCGGCAGACGGTTGACCTACAGTTTGACAAGATTACAGAAGACTTTTGGGGTGAAACTGTCTGGCCACCCGGGCATGTTGCTGAAGGCACTTGTATCATGTTACGTGATTACCAAGTAGATGTAATTAACAACTTTCTTGAAAACCCTCAAGGTCTGCAATCTGTAGCCACCGGCGCGGGGAAAACCATCATTACTGCAACATTGTCAAAGATAACTGAAAAATACGGACGCAGTATTGTGGTGGTGCCCAACAAAAGTCTAGTGGGACAAACAGAGAAAGACTACATCAATTGCGGGCTTGACGTGGGCGTATACTTCGGCGACCGAAAAGAGTTAGGTAAAACTCACACCATCTGCACATGGCAATCTCTTAACATTTTAGATAAGAAAAACAAAGACGGCACAAGTGTACTAAGTCTTGCTGAATTTTTAGAAAATGTGAGTACTGTTATTATAGACGAATGCTTTGCTGGTGACACCCTAATTTCTACTCTATTAGGAAAAGTTGCTATTAAAGACCTTGAAGTTGGTGACGTAATAATTAACTTATGTGAAAGTACAAACACATATAAGGAAGACTTTATAGTTAAAGTACATAAAAATCTACTCAACAGTGAATCCGTGGATATGCTGGAGATAGAGTTTGATAACGGCAGTATTATCAAAGTAACTGCAAACCACAAGTTCCTGACCAGTACCGGATGGGTAAAAGCAGATAATCTTACCGACGAAATGTCTATTACTGGTATGAAATTAATCAAGAAGAAAGTTATTCGTAAACCCGAAACAGTGTACAACTTACACATCAAGAATGACCACAACTACATTGCTAACGGCGCAGTAGTTGCAAACTGTCACCAAGCCAAAGCCGAAGTCTTGAAAAAGTTGCTCACACAGAACCTTCGTAACGCGCCCATACGTTGGGGATTGACTGGCACAATCCCCAAAGAAGACTTTGAGTTCGAAAGCATCCACGCAAGTCTTGGTCCGGTAATTGGTGCTATTGGGGCTAAAGAACTTCAAGACCGAGGAGTGTTGTCTAACTGCCATGTAAACGTAATGCAGCTAATAGACACACAAGTATTCCGAGATTATCAGGGTGAACTAAAATATCTAGTAAGTGATCCTCATCGCCTTGCGTACATTGCACGAGTAATGAATAAGGTTAGTCAGACTGGCAATACACTTATACTTGTTGACAGAATAAGTGCTGGTCAGGAACTTCAGCGGCTAATACCAGATAGTGTGTTTATTAGCGGAAGTGTTAAGGTCAACGATCGACAAGAGTCATATGACGAGATTCAGAACGCCACGAACATGACCATAGTAGCTACTTACGGTGTTGCAAGTACAGGCATCGACATTCCTCGAATATTTAACTTGGTGTTATTTGAACCTGGCAAGAGCTTTGTTAGAGTCATACAGTCAATCGGACGAGGTGTGCGTAAAGCAAAGGACAAGGATTTTGTTCAAATATGGGATCTAACGTCAACTTGTAAATATGCCAAGCGTCACCTAGCAGCACGTAAGCGTTTTTATGCCGAAGCTCAGTACCCTTATACAATTGAAAAGATAGACTGGGAGCAAGATATGATGAGTAAGAAGTTTAAAGCTATTCAACCAAAGGAAAACAAGTAATTTATGAGAATTCTCACGCTAGAGAATAAAAGTTTTAATCTGGACGAGTTGCCAGAACAAATCGAAGATGACCTTCGATTTAGTGTGTTGGACAACTCAGATCCTAAAAATCCAGACTTCTTTTTTATTCCGTTAATATTTCTAGAATCTTTTAGTGCACCGGCGATGGTATTAGAAATCGGCGGCAAAGAAATTACTATGCCGGTTGACTGGAGTATTGCTGTTGGATGTGCAGAGGTCAATGCGGACCTGGAAGTGTTGCCATTGACCAGTTTAAATGATAGAGGATTTGAAGCATTTTTGTTTAATCCGCGATCCAGCTTTAGCTTTGACTTTGCAGAGATTAAAATTACCAATTTTTATACAGATGTAAAATGGTATTTTCCTAAAATGAAAAATGGCCAGCTGCTTTCAGTTCCGATCACAGAAGGTAACAATCCACTGTGTGCTTACTTTGTAAAAGACATTAGCAGACAATGCGAAATCATAGACTACGAGAAACTACTCTAATGGGCAGCTTAATACCTGGTGCAGTAATGATTTATGAAAGAGTAGGCACTACAGTTTACGCAAGGTATAGAGACACACCACATAATAGGTTGCCGCGTTGGGCAATAGGAGAGGCAGCACCTAGTGGTCCTGAAGTTCCACAGTATTATCGAGACTGGTTGGAGATTACTCGTATGGCCAAGGAAAACGTGACTCTGCAGAAACAACTTGACAAACTGTACATGTCTTACTATACTATAAGAGGTCATTAGGAGAACACAAATGGCGAATAAACTTCCGATTAAAGACATACTAGCTGCTATTGATATGGGTGCCAAGGAAGTATGGGACGAACTAGATGATGACGAAAAAAAACAAGTCAGCTTCTGGCTACTAAATAGATATGTTAGTAGTGTCAGCGGTAATAGAGAAGCCCAGGAACTAGCAATCTTTAAGACCAACGAGTTTTACAATAAGAACTGGTTGTCTCTAAGTACCAAACATCCTAAATTGCAGTGGCAACTATTGTGTCAGAGCGGAGGCACTGGCAAGATACAGTTCCATCCTTGGATTGGCTTTAAGAAAAAAGATGCTAATACTAATAAAGCTATTAAATTAGTTCAAGAAGTATATCCACATTTAAAAAATGACGAGGCCGAAATACTTGCTAAATTATCTACAAAAAAAGAACTCCGAGCATTGGCTGATGAACATGAAATCGACACCAAACTCTGAAAAACCTTTTAGATGCGAATACTGCAACACAGGGTATGTACGAGAAAAAACCTTAATGAGCCACGTGTGTGAAAAGAAGCGCAGGGCATTACAGAAAGGTGAAAAACGAGTACAACTGGGGTACATCGCATTTAACCAATTTTATAAACTAAGCGCTGGTGCAAAGAAGGACAAGACCTACGAAGAGTTTTGTAATAGCCAGTACTATAATGCATTTGTTAAATTTGGTAGCTTTGTATCCAACGTAAAGCCACTGTATCCTGAGAAATACATTAACTATGTGGTTACCAGCGGTGTAAAATTAGATAAATGGTGTCGCGAAGAAATGTACGAAAAGTATGCAACTGAGTTGATACGTAAAGAAGGTGTAGAAACAGCGCTAGAACGTAGTGTTGGCACAATGGCAGAGTGGGCTGAAGAAAATAACAGTTCGTGGAATCATTACTTTCTGTATGCAGCTCCCAACAGAATAGTTTGGCACATTCGTGACGGTAAGGTAAGTCCTTGGTTAATACTTAATTGCAAAACTGGCAAGGAGATGTTGGGCAAGCTAACTGACGAGCAGCTGAATATGATCTATCACGTATTAGACCCTAAACATTGGGCGTTACGATTCAGTAGACAACCAAGCGACGTTAAGTTAGTTAAAGCTATAGTAAAAGAAAGTCACCTCTAAACATTAAGGAGTATGAATGAAGTTAGTTAAGTATCCTGAAGAAATATTAGCAAGAAAATTAAAAGAAGTTGACTTAGCTAATCCTGGATTTAATCCTGTTGAGCTAAAAAAACAGATGGTTGAGTTTATGCTAGAAAGTAAAGGCATAGGACTCGCAGCAAGTCAAGTAGGAATAGATGCTAGTATATTTGTTATGGGTAATTCTGTAGCCAATAGTACAATGTGTATTAATCCTAGTGTACTTGAATATACGGCTGAGACAGCAGTAGACCCAGAAGGATGTTTGAGCTTTCCTGGTGTGTTTGTTGATGTAAAACGTCCTAAAGAAATATTAGCAGAGTACTGGGACGAAAACCTAGTTAAGCAAACTGTTAAGATCATTGGGTATAGTGCTAAGTGCTATCTGCATGAACTGGATCACGTACTAGGGATCACAATGAAAGACCGTGTGTCTAACGTTAAGTGGAACCAAGCTAAAAAGAAAGCAAAGAAAATAAACAAAGCACTTTAACCAACATCGGAGTTCTCAATGGATATAGACATTGATTTCCAAAACAGAGACGAAATACTAAGCAGACTCAAACATCGATCAGCTAAATTAGAGACTGATAAGAAACACGCAACTGGTGTATATGTTACAGAGATCCCCCACAACCCAATTGATGGTCGATCTACAATTGATTACAAAACAGCAGAAATTCGAGGATATTTTAAAATAGATTTCTTAAATGTAAGCATTTACGAAAACGTAAAAAGCGAGCAGCATCTAGATCAACTAATGAATAAGGAACCTATATGGGAATTGTTAGAACATGCCGAGTTTGCAGACCAAGTATTCCATTTAAACGGACAGCACAATATCTTAGTGAAAACTAAGCCAAGAAACGTGACTCAATTGGCAGCGGTATTAGCAATGATTCGTCCTGCTAAACGACATTTAATAGGCAAAGACTGGGACAGTGTTATGAAAGAAGTTTGGGTTAAACCAAACAGTGACGAATACTACTTCAAAAAAGCACATTCTTTTAGTTACGCAATGGCCGTGGTGGTACATATGAACTTGCTGTGCGAACAGCTATCTAGTCCTTAGGTTTTCTAACTAGTTGTACACTTTTCCTCTTAACACGTTTTATAGAGAGATTGCTTAGATTAACACAAGGCCCAATAGTAACTCTAACATCTTTAGAGTTCATAGTAACAATTGTGTATCGAAACACGTCCATTTCGTTTTTTAAGAATATGTTGATCGGTATTAGTCTATTAGATTCCCACCACCACACACTGCCCAGCTTTAAAAATTTAGCCTGTTCTTTATGTGATAATAGTGCAGTATATACGTAAATTGACGTAACTGACACATCTTGGTTAATAATAATTCCGACATATTCGTTCCCGCCGTAGGTGACTACAGACAAAAAGGGGAAATTTTCTTGTATATCTTTTGTTAACATATGATTCCGATAAATATAGTATGCAATTGACGCCAAGGTATTTAGTATCAAATAGAATCACAATAGTAGCTAATCTGGCGGGTTTCGTTACGGAGTATAGACCAGTGTATAGTAGACAGATAAAAGTTTATAAAGGCATAGATAATGTCCTGCAATTTAGACTGATGAACGCAGACCAACGGCCTGTAAACACAGCAAATTATATTCCAAAATTTGTAGCTATTGACGATAACAATATGTTAGCTATAGAGAAAGACGGCGTGATACAAGACGACGACTCGAGCAGTATGCGAGGATTGTTTACGGTAACGCTAACTGAAAATGATTTAATACAGTTCGAACAGCAGTACCTAAAATACAATGTTTATTTAGAAGATGCAAACCAAAAGAATATTCTAACATACTCACACAGTAATTTCGACAACGATGCTACTATTTTTATCGATACAACAGCGTTTCCAAATCCCAAGCCCAGCTTGAGCTTGTCAGTGTTCCGTCAAGAGAATGCAGGCAACTTGCACTGGTTCACAGGCGCTGTAGACGCGCAGCCTAGTATCAACAGCAACGAAGCTTTACATACCTTTGCAATCTATACAACCTTCTTTGTGGGCGATATATTTGTGCAAGGCACACTTGATCCTCAAATAAACGAAACTACGTCCTGGGCTGATATACAACAGGTTATTTTTACTGGTGCAGAAACTGAACCAAAACCCATAAATGTTACCGGAAACTTCAGCTACTTTCGATTTAAGTCTATGGGAAATCCTACTGCCGCAGTAACTAAAATACTGATTCGAAACTAATTGACAAGTCATTGATTTGACAGTATAATTTACTTATGAGCGCAGTAGCAGAAATAACATTATCGTATCTCCCAGCAAAGCGAAAGATATCATCCAAGGGTTGGATTTCTTTCTGCGCAGTGTGCTGTCAGCATAATGGAGAATCAATTGATGTAAAAGGCCGCGGAGGCGTTATTGCTAATAGTGACGGCGGCATCAGTTATTCGTGCTTTAACTGTCACTTTAAGGCATCTTGGCAGCCAGGCAGAAACCTTAGCCACAAGTATAAGAAGCTGTTACGATGGATGCATGTGCCCGACGGCACTATTAATAAACTAAGTCTACAGATACTACGTGAGAACGAAGGCGTTATGTCCAAGGACCATATTCCTTTGATGCCCAAGTTCGAATTAGGTAAGTTACCTAAAGATGCGGTGAACATTGCAGACAATACCAACATATCCAATCATTTTATTTCAGTAGTAGAATACATGCAGTCGCGTGAATTATACCTAGAGGATTATCCGTTTTATTGGACTAGTAATCTAGCCTATAGAGATAGACTAATAATACCCTTTTATCACGACAGCACATTAGTCGGCTACACTGCTCGAAGTGTCAACAATGACAAGCGTCCCAAGTATCTAGCTGAAGAGCCGGGTGACTATGTGTTTAACCTAGACGCACAGAACTATGAAAAGGTAGCGGTACTGGTGTTTGAAGGACCAGTCGACGCTATCTACATGGGTGGCACCGCACTAATGGGGTCGTCAATTAGTGACGGGCAAGCCATGCTGATCAACAGATTAAATAAAGACGTAATTGTAGTGCCAGACAGGGACAGTTCAGGAAAAAAACTAGTAGAATATGCAATCTCTCGAGGTTGGGGGCTGAGTATGCCTGACTGGGACCGCGACATTCTAGACGCAGGTGATGCGGTGTTGAAGTACGGAAGATTATACACACTGCATAGTATATTTGCAGCAGCAGAGTATTCACCACTTAAAAACAGACTGAGAGCGAAGAAATGGTTTCCATCTAAAGAGGAAAAGTTCTAGGAAATAATTACTAAAGTATACGAGAGGAAACACACTTAATAAATGGCAACTAGACAAAACACAGACTACGGATACGAAATACAAAAGATATATCTTGAAATGATGATGACTGACGCAGAAACATTCGTTCGATGCCAAGCTGTTTTTGACCCAGAGGCGTTTGACAGGCGCTTACAGCCGGCAGCAAAGTTTCTTGACAACTATGTCACAGAATATAATGCTATGCCCACGTTTGATATGATAAACGCAGCACTTGATTCGAAACTAAAAGATCCAGGGCAACTACAAGAGAATCATTATGACTGGCTGCTCACAGAGTTCGAGACCTTCGCAAGACACAAGGCACTAGAAGCAGCTATTCTGCAGAGCGCAGATCTACTAGAAAAAGGAGAGTACGGTCCTGTAGAGGATCTTGTGAAAAAAGCCGTCCAAATTGGTCTACAGAAGGACCTGGGTACAGACTACTTCAAAGACCCAAGAGCACGGCTAAACGCAATTAAAGACAATAACGGACAGGTAGCAACAGGGTGGGCAGCCCTAGATAATAAACTTTTTGGTGGATTCAATCGAGGGGAATTAAATATTTTTGCTGGCGGCTCAGGCGCAGGCAAATCACTGTTCCTTGCTAACTTAGGTGTAAACTGGGCCTTGGCTGGCTTAAACGTACTGTATGTAACGCTGGAGCTAAGTGAGAACCTAGTGAGCATGCGTGTGGACAGTATGGTGTCGGGCATAACAACTCGTGAGATATTTAAGAATATCGACGATGTTGAAATGAAAGTTAGGATAATAGGTAAGAAGAGTGGTGCTTTTCAGGTCAAGTACATGCCATCAGGCAAGACGCCTAATGACATTCGAGCCTACATCAAAGAGTACGAGATCAAGACAGGCCGTAAGGTTGATGTACTGTTAATTGACTACCTAGACTTGTTGATGCCAAATGGTGCTAAAATAAGTGCAGAAAACTTGTTCATTAAAGACAAGTACGTTAGTGAAGAACTGCGTAACTTGGCGATGGAACTTAATACTGTGTTCGTTACAGCAGCACAGTTGAACAGGGGAGCAGTAGAAGAAATAGAATTCGATCACAGTCACATCTCAGGCGGCTTGAGTAAGATTCAAACAGCAGACAATGTGTTTGGTATTTTCACTAGCAGGGCAATGCGAGAAAGAGGCCGGTATCAAATACAGCTAATGAAGACACGTAGTTCAAGTGGTGTGGGTAATAAAATTGACCTAGCGTTTGATGTAGACACATTGCGCATCTCAGATTGTGACGATATTGATGAAGATGCAACAGCAAGCAACAGCGCAGGCAACAGCGGAAGTAGTATTGTAAACGCAATTAAGAGAGGAAGCAGTAGTTCTACTACACAAGAGGATACATCGGAAGACAAGCCTACGGGCAAAATACGAGCAGAGGCTGACAGTACTAAGTTACGACAGTTCCTAAATAACCTGGGCGGTGACGACGATTAATTCGTCGTTTAGTGGGTCTGTCGCACTGCACAGCGGGTCTATAACAATCGAGTGGTACTAGGGTACCACTAGATTGGAATGGTAGAAAACGGTTAGATTAACTTGGTGTGCAGAGTAATAGTGTTGGTACCTACCAGGAGTAACAAAATGCTCAAGTCTCGTTCGCTACGTTGCATTGCCCACACCACTCCAGTCATGTTCATGTATGTAGTTACAAAGCCCTGTTTTAACAGAGATCTGTAAATAGACCACATCTTATAGTCTTGATCCTTTGAGGGAGTAATCTTATACCACTGCTCAGTCTTTCCAGTGTAGTACTCAGCTGCATGATACCACGGATCTTTAGTCATTGTAGCTTGTGAATCTCTAATCCGTTGAGACCAGCAAGACCCAATAGCTCTTTATGAGTGCCGTGTACAACCTTTGCTCCACGCGACTTACCTCCACTGTTTAGTTTGTCTGGCATTATTAAATGAAATAACATTTCGATTTGTGGTGATCTGCAATACACCAGCAGATGTTCGCTGCCCTCTCTCAACACACAGGGTATACCTTGCCTGAATAGAGTATGATTAAATTGTTGTAGCCTCGCAAATCTAGCCAAGTATGTACCCGAATCTACACCTGTTATATTCCATACAGTTATCCAATCGGTATTAGTGTTGCCTATTCTGTAGCTGCTCATATTGTTGGGTCGCTGTTAGTAGTAAGTAATGATCGGCCCACATGCGTGAGCCAACGCTAGTAATTTCTCTTCTGAAAGCGAGTTGATTTGATCTGTGTGACTTGTATGATCTGTGATAGTCCAATGGTGCGTGGACAGCGTTTGTGATCCACGACGTCCAGTCGAAGTCCGCATTAACCGGCTGCATACTCAATTGTAATAATGTGTCTGCTTGAGGTGAGCTGCAATACACTGCTAGGAATCTGCTGCCTAGTTGCATCACGCAGGGCACACCTCTATTCAGCAGCATATAACCAAACTGATCCAGCAGATCTAGCCTAGCTGCATCTTCCTGCCAACCGCAGCTGATATAGGTTTCTGGAGTGTCAGTTGCCCAAACATTTGTCCATTGAGTGGTATGGTCGCCAATTGTATAACTTAAATTGTTCAATCTGATATAGTCGGGCAGCGTGGAAGCATAGGCCGGTATTTTAGCCCACATGCGTCAGCAACAGCTAATAGCCGTTGACTAATAGATTCAGCCATCAATCCGTAACGGCCAGCGCGGCCGCAACGTAGTTCTTCTACCACTGTTAACCGCAGCAGGGTCTGGAACTTGGGTGTTGCACAGTAGACTGCAAGCATTCCTGGTATAGTTGGTGATCCTAACCTATATCCGATCACACAGGGCACACCGCTGGTTAGTAGTTGATCCTGCAGAATACGAAGATGTTGCCCTCGTCCTATTACATCTAGCGCTTGCCCTTGCGGGTATCCTGTGTAGTTAGGGTGCACACGGATCCAAGTGGTTGTGGTATCTCCAAATACATATTTGTTCATAACTTTACCTGTTATCTATTGTGTATTTTAATCCGCATGAGTCAGCAGCGGCTAGCATGCGCTCATTGGGATCTTTTAGGTGGCAGCAGCTTAGCTTAGGTTCTCCACACCACAGTGTGCCTATCATGCTCAGTCGCAGCATAGTCTCGACCTTGGGTGTTGCACAGTGCACTAGAAGTGCTGACACGCTGGAATCAGCTACTGGTCGATTTGCAATTTCGAGTACAGCAGGTATGCCACGGTTGAGTAGTTGTCTATGCAGTGTGACTAGGTCCTTGAGGTCTTGGGTGTTGTTGCCTCCTAACCACAGTCCGCCAGTAAACACACAGATCCAAGTGGTTGTGGTATCTCCAAATACATATTTGTTCATATCATTGATACCTTTGTTGAATCTAGTAAGTTCTTTTGTTCTAGTTGTTCTAAAACCCAAGAACCACGGACCACACTTTTTACGCCTGTGTAGTAACTGCTGACTTTAAACTTTCCTCCAATAGACAATAACAGCATAGTTTGGTGTGCTCCTTTGTTGCACAGCACAGCAAGTTCAAGTCGATCAAGATTAGGAATAGCAACCCATCCTCGATTTATTAGACCTAGAGCTGCGACGTTGATCTCATCTCCCATGAGATCAACCAGTGCGGCGGCCATGCGATCCGGCTCATAAGGCCGCGCATCATCAGCGTTGCGCAGATCCTGCGTAAACACCACCCATCTGCTATCAGCGTTGCCCAGCCAAGAGCTGTCATGCTGGCGATTAATTTCTATCATATCACAATCTTCCTTCGTTCCCTGCAGGTGTACTTCAGCCCACAAGCGTCAGCTACTGTCAACAGTTGATCTAAGGGGTGGCCGACTATATGTGCACCGCTTCTAGGTTGTCCGCAATGTAAGCCGTTGGGTATGCTCAACAGCAGCAGTGTCTGTGCACTTTGGTTCTTACAGTAGACTTTGAGATGGTATTGAATATCATGGAGTATACAGGGCACGCCTCGTGCTAACAGAGTATCGTTAAGCTGTGCGATACTGGAAGTTTGGCGATCAAATTCAGCCCATTTAGTATCATCAGCGTAGATGCCACTTTGTATGCGCACATGGACCCAGATGGTTGTGGCATCCCCAAATGTGTAGATCATATCTTGCATAATGTTTCTCTTTTAACAAAGTATAAGCAGATTATAGCACCTTTATACAACGTGTCAACCAGCGGCGTAGGCCCCCGAGCCGCGCAGCGGTAAGCGCAAATTTGCAATTCACGCTAGCTGCCTCGAAGTCCTCAAAGTCTCTGGTCCAGGGTATTCACTGTGTTGCACTTTATTTACACCTTGCGCACTTAATTTACACTCTGTGTGATACCGTGGATAAAACGTAGTCACACAGTGAGAAGACTCTCACGGGTCTGCACAACACTGTATACTGCACGTTGGGGATAGGGTACTTGAAGCGAACTGGTGTGCTGGGCGAAACTAGTTCGCTGCAATAAAAAAAATTCTGCGCAAAAATTTCTAGAGTGAGAACGTTGAGGTGACCAGGGTTCTACACCCTTTTATTTTCTGCGCTGCGAAATTTGATGGCCAAGTACTTTTGCTTTTGAGGTGGTGGTTTTGTACCCACTCATTTTAAAAACAGTAGTTTTAATTTATTAAAATGAATTTGAATTAGATTTCCGTTGCCTTTAGCTAAGTCATTGAAAACATTAGACTTTCTATGCCCCGACCCCCCACCTCGAGAAATCTTTTTTCTCAAAGGTCAACCATTGCCTTTATCCAATTAAAACAATGACTTAGCCTTAGTATACCCCGACTCCCGAACGAATCTTTTGTGTCAATGTCAACCTATTTATTGTGTGCGCTACAGTTGCACTCAGCTGTGTGCTGTGCTACACTGTGCTACTGTGTGCTGTGCTGTGCGCTTGCTTCAGCTCGCAGCCTTGCGTCTCTTTCTTCTAGCCAAGCTACAACGTCGGACACGCTTGCGCTGTACTCAATCATCTCAATTACTGCTTCTGCATCGTTTGTTATTGTGCTCATGTTGTGCTGCTCCTTTGCTTTAGTGTGTAAACATTATAAGCTCAGCTAACGTCCATGTCAACTGCTCATTTGCAACTATTACGCAATAACTTTGTCCCAGTTATTGTTTACGTATGTGCGCGCCAGTGCTGCTTTCATGCCCAGCTCAGCTGTGCCATACAGTACAGCAACGTCTTTGCCCTGCGCTAGTCGCTTGCAGTCAGCAATAGCAGCACGTATCAAGTCTGCTTTGCTGGGTGCTTTGCTGGGCTTTACAGACGCTTTGCCGGGCTTTGCTGCTGCAACTGTTTGGGCTGCTGCTTGCACTTGCACCTGCGGCCTGTTGTAATAAATTACAGCATGTGTTGCGTCTTTGCGTTTTGTATGCTGCGTCTGTGTGTCACGCGGCCCCCTGTAAAAAACGCGCATGTCAAGTCCACGCATGTCTTTACGCAACTCTTTTTCAACACGGTCAAACTCCGCAATCGGAACCCAACCACTTACTGCCAGTGTGTTGCTACGCGGGGGGTAAGTGTTAGTAATTGCTGCTACAGTAGTGTTCATGTTGTGCGCCTTTTGCTTGTTTGCTTTAGTGTGTAAACATTATAAGGCATATGGGTGCGGTGGTCAACACCTCTTTTGAATTATTAACTTTTTGTAATGGGGTTGCAAGTGTACAACTGCGTATGCTATAATTAACTAACGGCCGACCGGTCTATTAAATTTATGTGGTGGGGTTGCAATTTGCTGCGTTGTGTGCTAGCGTTTTGTTGCTAGCACATTACACACAGTTAACTTGTGTTTACACGTTAAATATGCTGCCACTTGTGTAGTTAAACATTACACGTTTATTAAATGTTTTTGCAAGCTGTGTGTTTACATGCGCAGTTAATTGTGCTTTGTTAAAATACGCTACTTCAATATTTTGCGCATTAACGTACATAATATAATTTGCAGTGTGTAGCTTTTTGTATAAATGTGTGTACAGCTCCTCCTCCTCAAATTCCGCTATGCAAGCAGCTAGCGCGTTAGCGTGCGTGTCAGCGTACTCAGTTACTAGCTGTGTGTGCACTTGTGTGTAGTTGTGTACAGCTTGCTGTGCGTAGCGTTGTAACATAATTTTGCACTTTTTTGTGTTGCAGCACTATTGCTGCTTTGCAGCGTTATTGCTGCTTTGCTTTAATGTGTAAACATTATAACACGTATATTATGTGTGTATACTATTATTTGCACTTATTTGCATTAATTAACTTTGCGTAATGTGCTTGCATTGCGCAGCGCAATGTGCTAGCATTTAAAAGTGAGCTGCCACACGCACATTAACTTTATGTAATGTGCTTGCAATTAGTTTTTTGTTGTGTTAGTATTGCAGCATTACATTGCGGTGAGACGAGACATGCGAACATTAACTTTATGTAATGTAGTTGCAATTAGTTTTTTGTTGTGTTATTATTGCAGCGTTGCAGTGAGATATAGGAGGTGGCGCGCGAACATTAACTTTATGTAATGTAGTTGCAAGTAGTTTTTTGTTGTGTTACGAGTAGATAACGCAGTGTGTCCAGACTGGACTATGTTCGTTGGCCTAAGGTCACGCGGTACAGAACTGTAGGCGTTAGGCTTTGTCTAGGAGCAGGACAGAACGAGACAACGGCTGGCATGGTAGCGAGCTAGGTCTAAGAGCGCACTGTTGCGCCCAAGCAGCTAGTGCAGGCGCAGTGTTACCTAAGACTACTAATGCTCACTGTGCTGCTCTTAGGCCAGCTGTGCGCTTGATTGCTCTTAGAGCTGAATGTTGGCTTGTTGCGGTATGGCTGACGCTGGGGTATAGCTGGCGCCGCCTAAGGCTGTGGGCAGGAGTTAGTCCAGCCAGTCTCTAAATAAGTCTTATTTAGAGATCTGTTACAGACGTTGTTGGTCGAGCAGGGCAGCCTTGCTCACTAGTGCAAACGTGTCCGCTGGGACCAGACTGGTTGTCCTAGTCTAGGTGGCTGCTCTTTGTGCGTTTGTTTAATGTGTAAGCATTATAGCGCCTTGTGCCCAGCGTGTCAAGCTATTTTTTATTAGGCAACAGCGGGGCCTAACTGTGTCTATGCTGCTGTCCTGTTAACGTCCTTGTCAACAGCTCATTTTAATTTAGTGCTAAGCAGCAAACTCAGCTGCTCGGGCGTAGTACAGTGCTTTTGCAGCAGCAATGCCAGCTTGTGTCAAGTACAGCACTCTGT